TTGTGTTTTGATTATTCGACTATGGCAACAATCAGATTAACAATTTTAAGTTCTATTAAGGAACATGATGGCAGGCTTCCCATCTTAGTCTGCATCTCCCAAAAGAAAGAACGCGCCTACATCAAAACAGAGTTTCTGTTAGATGATATTGCAGAATTCGATAACGGTAAAGTCGCTTACCGGAAGGATGCGAACGTCATGAATAAAAGGCTTGAATTTGTGTTTTCACAATACAAAGAGAAATTTAATTCTATTGAATGTATAGACTATTTTTCTGCAATTCAGATAAAGCGGATTATAATGTCCAAGGAACGCCCTTCACATATTTCGTTTCTGGAGTTCTGGAAACAGCGCATAAATGAAATTAGGGAAGAGGGGAGGGAAAGCTATGCAAAAATGAATGAGGAGACTGTACGGGTGTTTACTAATGCGGAAGGAGATGTACCTATTCCTGCAATTAATACTTTATTGGTAGAGCATTTTAAAAAGTGGATGATAAAGAAAGGCTATGCTAATGGAAACATCGGATTGAGATTAACCCATCTGAAAGCCCGGATAAACGAGTTGATAAAATCAGGTGTTCTGAAAACGGATGTACATCCATTTGCGTACACGAAAATACCAACAGCAGAACCTAAAGAGTGCGATCTTTCAATAGAAGAATTTCAGAAAATACAAAGAACGGAAGTCGAAGGAAAACGATTGAATTTAGGTAGGGATATGTTTCTACTCTCTTTCTATTTGTGCGGTATCAATCTGAAAGATTTATTATCAGTCGATTTGTCGGTGGATATACTTTCTTTTGAAAGAATCAAGACTGTTCATGCTAAGACTGGAAAATCAGTCATAACGATACCTATACATAGTGAAGCGAAAGCAATTATCAGTAAGTACATAAATAAAAGGGGATTTTTGGATTTGGGGTATTCTTATACCTATTCTAATTTGCAAAAATATATCAATCTTTGCATGAGGGAACTAAAAGAGCACTTAGGGATTAAACAGACATTGTGCTTTTATTCTGCCCGTAAGACTTTTGCGCAATTCGCCTCTGAACTTGGCATACCAGACGGAGTGATAGATTATTGTCTCGGTCATTCGGACAAGAATCGAGGAATCATCCGATATTATACGAAGGTAAAGCAAAAGCAAGCAGAAATAGCCATAAACAGAGTAATTGACTATGTGAACAACCCGGACAAATATAAGGACTATATAGAGATGAGAGCGGATATCATGATGATGAAAGGATAACCGAACCTTTTTCTTATATTTGCTGGAAAATAATCTATATGACATTTGAAGAAGCAATTGCTCTCATTGAGCGAATAAAAGACCAGGTTGTCGGGGCTCCAGTTAAAGGTCGGTTCATTGAATCTTTGTTTATTGGGCCAACCAACTGGGATGAAATGCATATCTTTATGAATATCTGTCTTCAAAAAGGAGAAGATGAAGCTATTAGTGAGTTTCTCGGGAAGAGTTTCTCTGTGTATGGCAGGTCAGTAACCTATATTAATCCGGATCTTCCTCGGTGGGATGTAACTGTGCTGGATGACTGGGAAAAAACTATTTATAATTAAAAACGAGTATCTTTAGTGAGCAAACCCTGACCTCTTTTGTTCTTAATGAAAAGAAGCAGAGTTATGAAAAAACAAATAGAAATACATAAAATAGATATATCCAGCAATCTGCCGCTTAAATTTGCAGATGAAGGTATAAAGGCCGGTTTTCCTTCACCAGCACAAGACTATTTGGAACAGGCTATAGACTTGAATAAAGAACTTATTCGACATCCGGCTAGCACATTTTACGGACGCGTAGTCGGAGATTCAATGAAGGATGAGGGAATAGAAGAAGGTGATATACTTGTAATTGACAAGTCACTTGAATTACTGGATGATGATCTTGCCGTGTGCTTTATAGACGGGGAATTTACTGTCAAAAGAGTAAGATTAGAACCTGATGCAGCTTGGTTGGTTCCCTCCAATCCTGATTATCCCTTGATTAAGGTAACAAGAGATAATGAGTTTATGGTGTGGGGAATAGTAACTTATACAATTAAAAAGAATCGGAGGAAAAGATAATGTTCGGATTGATGGACTGCAATAACTTCTACGCTTCCTGTGAGCGGGTATTTAACCCGTTGCTTAATGGGAAGCCTGTCGTCGTACTTAGTAACAATGATGGGTGTGTTATTGCACGAAGTAATGAATCTAAATTACTAGGTATCAAAATGGGAGTACCTGTTTATCAGATTAAGGATTTAGTAAGCAGTCACGGAGTTGCCGTATTCAGTAGCAATTATACGCTGTATGGTGATATGTCCGGACGAGTGATGTCTATTTTAGCAGGATTAGTACCCGAACTGGAAGTTTATTCTATCGACGAAGCGTTTATCAACCTTGACGGCATTCAATATATTCAATCACTTGGAACAAAAATAGTAAACCAGGTAACACGTGGGACAGGCATTCCTGTTAGTTTAGGTATTGCCCCTACCAAGACGCTTGCAAAGGTAGCTAATAAGTTCGCAAAGAAATATCCCGCATATAATCGGCTATGCATTATAGACACTGAAGATAAACGAATCAAAGCCCTACAACTGACGAATATCGGTGATGTGTGGGGAATCGGACGTAGACAAGCAGCAAAGCTCGAAAAGCAAGGAGTGAAAACAGCATACGACTTTACGCTGCTTTCCGGTGCATGGGTACGCAAGAATATGACTGTTGTAGGAGAACGTACATGGAAAGAACTTCGCGGTATATCATGTATTGATATGGAATCAGCTCCACCGGCCAAGAAGCAAATTTGCACTAGTCGCTCATTTGGCAAAATGCTCACTGATATAGACACGATGGTTGAAGCTATTGCTACTCATGCCTCTACTTGTGCAAGAAAACTCCGGAAACAAAAATCTTATGCAATGTCTCTGATGGTATTCATTCATACGAATAACTTCCGAGAAGATTTACCACAATACTGGAAGAATACAGTAATACAGCTTCCGGTACCAACAAATGACACTCAAGAGATAGTACATTATGCGCTAGCTGGATTAAAGACAATATTCATGCAAGGTTATCAGTATAAGAAAGCCGGGGTTATCATCACTGAAATAACCGAAGGTGCCCAGCTTGGACTTTTTGATTCAGTGGATCGTGAAAAGCGGGAAAGACTTCAACAGGCAATAGATAAGATTAACGGTGAACACAGTCAACTCGTTAAATTAGCAATCCAAGGAACGGGGAGAGACTGGAAACTTAAACAAGAACAACTCTCCGGGCGTTATACTACTGACATCAGTCAGATTATAAACATTAATTGCCTATAATATGTGTTTTCACAATAGTATGAGTGCTAAGGCTATCAAATTAGCAGCCCGGTACGGTCGTAAATCAGATATCGTTGAAATATATCAAGATATGCTAAACGAACAGTACCATGTGAATGCTTTCAATTTTCCGAAATATCCTATAATTACAAAGAGTGACGAGATTCAGGTGTTCAATTGGGGATTAATACCATTTTGGACGAAAGATGAAGCCAATGCAGATGATATCCGCCGAATGACTCTAAATGCACGTGCGGATACCATATTTGAGAAACCTTCATTCCGGGAACCAATTATGAAGAAACGGTGCATTGTGCCATCAACCGGATACTTTGAATGGAGACATGGAGGAAACAATAAGATTCCTTATTACATCTATCTGAAAGATGAACCAATCTTTTCGATGGCAGGTATTTACGATCGTTGGCTAGACAAAGAGACAGGAGAAGAATATGATACATTCTCTATTATTACCACTGACGCCAACCCTTTGACCGATTATATCCATAATACGAAACATCGGATGCCGGCTATCCTATCTAAAGAGGACGAAGAAAAATGGCTGGATTCTGACTTACAGAAAGCGGATGTTACTTCTTTACTTAAACCGTTTGATGCTAATAAAATGGACGCTTATATAATAGAGAGAGATTTTATTAAGAAGATTTCAACTGACCCAACCATTTTACAAAAAGCATAAAGAGGTAGTAATCCCCCTTTTATTTTTTAGCTTCCTTAGAAAAAAACATTATTTCACCACTTAATGCATCCTTGAGTATTGCTTTTGTTATACTCCTCGCATCAAGAGTTATTAATGTCTGTTTATGTGTCTTGCTATTAATAAATTTGACCGTTTTTATTTTTACTTTTCCCCAATTACAGGTAATAACATAAGCGTTCTTAAAATCAAATACCTGTGCTGTTTTTTGAGGAAGTTCACTTTCTAATTTATCAAAAGTCGTAATAATATTACCTTTTTCATCAAGAATGTCATCTTCAGCGGTATCTAAAGGAAGATAATCTTCTCCCCAATCATCACCTCGTTGCGAAAAATGGGCAATGAAATTTCTATATGATAGCCAATTTATATTATTTGCTTTTGCCCAATCATTATCAAGTGAAAAAAGACGTTGGGTAAGAGATATGCCGAAACTAAGATTTATTTCTGCTACTATGCAATCATCTTCTTCACTAGGAGTTCTTAATTCTTTTAGATTAATTCCGCATGAATCTGCTATTTTTTTTGCTCCAGCTTGGTAGCCTTTTGGGGTTATCATAATTCCTTTAACATCAATAAGGTCAGCCAATACACCACGAAATGCATTTACTTTATCAACAGAGAGCTTACGGTTATAATTTTTACATTCGATGGCTACTTTGTACTGAACACCAGCTATTTTATATTCCCAGTATACATCTATTTGATGTTTTTGTCCTGATTTACCAGTGAGCTTGACATTGTGTTCAACGTTGGTTGTAATACCACGAGCATTGCTTAACTCCTGATATATTTCTTGTGTAAACTTCTCGTATTCGATATTTTGATTCATAAAACTATAATTTATTGATTCTATATTCGTTAAAACAAGCCTTTCTCATATTCTTCCCAAGACAACAACTTACGTGAGTCTGCAGCAACTCCTATATTTCCCATTACTGTTTTTGCACGCTGTCTATCATCGTCAGTATAACAGACTATTATCCAACTAGAACTATCTGAAATAGAATCTCTAATTTTACAAATATATGGCATATCTATTTCATTAAGAGAATGTCCTAGCACAACTACCTTTTCTATATATTTTAAAGAATCAAAAAAACTTTGGTTTTCGTCAATAATATTCTTCACTGGCTTTTGAAATTTATAAAAAAGAGCATGAGAAGCTGCTTCTGCATCATAACTGGGAGTTCTATTGTTTTCTCCATTTTCATCTAGTTCAGATGTTTCACCTTCTGAAACTTCCACTCCATGACCAAAAACAAGATTTTCCTCATTGTCATCGCCTATATATCCATGTATATGAAAAACTTTTGGAATATTGTAAAATTTTTCAAGTGTAGGGGTATAGTTAAAAGACAAAAAGAGAGCATTTTTTTCAAAATGCATATTTTTTCGTTCTATTTCGGTTTCAGATATTTCATTAATCCAGTCCCTAAATGATTGTTTTATTCCAAGACGCATTTTCTCAGACTCTTCATTAATTTCGTCTAATACTCCAAAATAATCGCTCCACTGTGGATGTTCCTGTTCCATAAATCTTTCAGAAACGTTATCATGGTTATCATAAAATTGCCTCGCATCAAAATTCTCAAAATTTTCTTCAAAATGAGACCACCAATCGTCTTTGTTTTTTGGGGGAAAGTATACTTCCAAAAACTCTTCAACATTCGGCGTATTTATCTTTGCAAATTCAGAATAATCTTTGTAGGAGGATTTTAAACCGTGAAATAGGTCGAAGCCATTCCCGATTATATATAATGTACTATCTTTCATAATTATGTATTTTAGATTATGACACAAAGATAATATATCGTTAGTCATTAGCATTTCGTTAGCACATCAAATTCATAAAACTTATAAAAAAAAGCCCCGACTACACTTAGTCGAGGCTCATTCCTTTTGGAGTAAATAACGCATTGTCTCTCTCCTCTGAAATCTAGCAACTTTTCTATAGAGAGATGATACAACAGACATCCACGTCTGTACGCAAATATATTAATTATTTTTTAATTTGAATACTATTCCGCCAATTATTTATGAAAATGAAGATTTACGATTCTAGTATTCTGCAGAGAGCATAAAAATAGGTGACTATTCAGCTACCGATTATTTATAGCAAATTTAGCAAGCGCTTCGTTTTTTCTTAACTTCCTGAACCGTATCTTACTCAATGATGCCGACGGACTTTAGTAAGCCTACAAATGGACTTTGCTTTCTATCAATATATGGCTTGACATTTTTTGTATTGATACATTCCATGTCACGGATTTGCCTAAATGCGGAAATAAATTGATTCTTACTGATAGACTCTCCTTCAGTGGCTCTAACACTTCCTTCCCTTCCACCTTTGTATTCTATAGAATCAATTATGACCTTGGCGTTATATTTAATACCAGTAGAGGACAAAAACTGCTTGTTCTTATTAATATAAGCTACTACTACATTCCAAACTTCATTGGCCGGCATTCTTTCATATTCATGTTTGACTTTCATTATGGATCTTTTTTTTGCAAAGATACGAGAAGTTTGATTATGAATAAGAAAAAAGCCCCGAATCTTTCGTACCGAGCCGATCACATGACTATCACATAAAATAATCTTTTATAGCATAAAGATAGCGATACTTTGGAGGTGGATAAAGAAAAACCCCGAATCAAAGAGACGGGGCAATATAAAAAGGATTTATCATTAATAGAACACAACTTATCTCTAAAATAATAAATCAATAATGATTGTTTGGTACAATTACTTTAGAATCTTTCATCATACTAATATATGCTTTCAAAAATGCTTCAGCAGTATCAAGATTAGACTCAACATTAGAAGGATTATATATTCCTATTCCATCTGCATCTTGCGGTTTTGTCAAATGACTTGTATACCAGTAATACAAACCACCTTCCTTTTCAATTCTTGCATACACAGTTACCATATTATCATATTTATCTTTCACCGCATAAGTGAATTTTTTTATTGTTTTAGCCATATGATGATTATATTTATAAGATATACAGATTATATACTCAATCTTAATTTCAAATTAGTTTTTGTAGGACAGCAAAATCTAGTAAGAACATCAATAGGCAAACTAAATGCAGTTGCCATTTCCTCATTTGAGTATTCCAATTCATTCTTATGAAGTTTATAAGCTTCATTGTACATATTCGGCATATCAATATATACACTCACAGGTTCGCTTTTTCTATATCCTCTTCTACTTAGTTCAATACTAAAATATTTATATTTTTCGTTAGTAATACATTTCAAATCTTTTGCCCTACGTACAATAGATGCCATGGAGGTTAACCAATATCTTTTTAATTCCACCAAATACTGCAGTTTTAGTCCACGTAAGGAATTTGATATAGCATCAGAAGGCATAAGGAATTCTGAAGCAAATCTATTTGCTTCATCTTCTTTATCCCTATATTCAGAGATTAGAAACTCATTTGAAGTATGCATGATCAAATGTCCCAGTTCATGTGCTAAAGTGAATCTTTTATGGTCATTACTAAAATTCTTATTAATAATAATCACATAATATCCACCATCTGTCAAAAAAGAAACCCCGTCAAATAGATCCACATCATAATCCAATTCTATGATTATAATCCCATTTCTTTCCAGCAAAGAGAATATATTCCGAACCGGTTCATCTTTCAAGCCTAAATACTTCCTGGTGTACTGAGCCACGGTTTCGGGTGTATATCCATCTTCAAGGTCAATCATTCGAAATGACATATCTGGAAATTCCACAGACTCCCCCATTTGGTCTACAATATAACCTAATAACTTGTTTGAAAGGTCTATTTGGGAACGTTCATTTTTAGTCATTCCTTTCTTCCTTCGGTAATGCGCATTTTCTGCAATATTTGAGATTTTCTTCTCATAAAAGTCAGTTGGAAATCCCAGAAAATCAATTATGCGATTAAGCACATCGGTAGATAAAGGACCAATACCCTTCTCATACTTAGATAAATTGGATTGTGACAATCCAACAATCTTAGAAGCAAGCTCGGTTTGTGAGTAACCTCGATATTCACGAGCAAATATTATCTGCTTATAGTTGATTTCCATTTTTGCTATCAGTATTGTTGTTTTCTAAAATAAATTCGGTGATGTATTATATTATTAATTATTTGTTCCTTCTTTCTTTTTGATATTTTGGCGTACAGAGAGAGACGCAGCGGCTGGCTGAACATCCATTGTTCTATTAACTGTAGAAATATCATTTTCAGAAATAGTCCATCTCACTTTGTTTTCATCGATATAAACCAATTTTGGATTTATAATCTCCCCAAAACGACTTTTATTATATCCAAAAAATAAAATAGGTTCTATCCCGTTATCATACATATCAAACAAATAACCTTGCTCTTGGTTCTGAATAGATGATGAAAAACGAGTTGGAACATTCATTGGCATATTTTTACTATTTAATTTCTTAAAAAGCATAATATATCCATTAACTCTAAGCATAAATCTTTTGTACTTTCCAAATGTCCAGTCATCTTTAAAAACAGACTGAACACTTTGAATTATTTTTGAGTTTAAGAGGGAGGCTTCAAATCCTCGACAACGAGCTGTAAACGGGGTTTGTATTACCTCTTTTTCATAATTACGTACAGCATTCCAAAAAGCATCAAATAGCTTTTCTAACGACTCACGAAGTTCGTATTCACATTCTTTAGCGTTTATTATACGCTTCCTTTTGGCTGTTTCAGCCACATTCTTTATTTTTGCCATAAATACAATTTTATATTTTTACATCACCGAATTTAAAGTTTATCTCTGCGCCAACAGAGATATTCTTTTGCTGCAAAGATATATATTATTTCCACAATATTGTATTTTCTCACATATAATTTCGCCAAAAAATTGTATTTTCAATAGAAGAAAGCCTTATTTCTTAAATTTACACACCAACCATCCCGCAAGAATCAAGCCAATGACATAGCAATAAACTTTATCTTTATGCAAATCCCACCAAGATAATTCGACTACCTTCTCTCTTTGATTTAGTAAAGCATTCACCTTGTTACTTATAGTATCAAGGCGATTCGAGAACTGCTGCAAAGTAATGGATAATGTTTCATCAACTTCTGTTCGTTCCTGATCCTGCTTGGATGCAGTAGTAGTACTTTCTTTAATCGGATATTGCTTTCCTGTTGAATCGGGAGGAGAAAGATAAACAGTTGTATTTTCAATCTTTAGATCACTCAACTTGTCGGTAGTAATCTTCGTCTGCTTATTCACGTTCATCTGTAGAGACTCAATCATGTTTCGCAGGTATTGGAACTCTCCGTAATAGTCCACCTGCTTTTGCATCTCGATGTTACGGGAAGCCTTGCAGGAACTTAACCATATTGCTGACGTTAACAATATGGTAATGTATATTATTCGATTCATGGCCGGATCACTGTATTGCGTAAGAAATTGGAAAATTCACTTCGGACATCGAAGCAGGGACACGCTTTGATATATTCTGCCGGCTCTACTTCACCGCTGCCATCCAAATCGGGCGAAGTATCACGATGTCCAAGAACCTCGATAATAGGATACTCTTTACAGAGCTTCGCAACCAATTCACGCAAAGTTACCTTTTGAGCGATCGTTCTTGTGTCTGCGGGCTTTCCGTTTGCATCCAAACCACCTATGTAGCAGATGCCAACACTATGCTTATTATACGAAGATTCGCTAAAACCTTTCGTATTGCAATGTGCCCCGTCAATGGATAGCGGGCGACCGTTCTCTATCATTCCGTCCAGGTCAATGACGAAGTTATAACCGATCTGATTGAATCCCCGAGCCCGGTGCATCCGGTCAATATCTTTGGCTCGTAGAGCCTGTCCGGCACGCGTGGCCGAACAATGGATGATAATTGCATCAATAGTTTTCATTTTGCGTCTCCTTTTTGTAAGTAGTTCGTTAAATAGGGGATGTTCTTTATAAACTCAACACTTAATACATAGTGCAAGAAAGCTACTACCTTATGGCCATTGCTAGAGTTGGGTAGAATTTCTTTGATGTTCCTTAGAATGTTCACCCCGTAGAAATAGAAAACGCTATACGTAATAAATGAAACACATTGTAGCGCACCTTCCGGATTTCCTTTGTGTTCACCAATAAAGTAGATGCAGCTAACCAAGGCAAAGAAAATAGTTGCTTCTACGATACACCTCCAAGCCTTTTTAAAAGAAAAACTCTCATGATTGATAAGGAGTGCAGTAAGCAGTCCACAAATGAAATTGAGGGCAAATACAGCAATAAGGCTTTTGATTTCCCCAGAGATAGGATTGAGATAAGCAGCTATGCCGGTAACCAATCCAATAAGTAAGTTTTTAAAATAATCCATATCATTTTTATCTAAAATATTAATACTTTATTTTAATACCTCGCTACAATCATCAATAGCTGTCTGAAATACTTGTTTCACTTCGCCAGAGGTTAGCCCATGATCCTCATGTAGCGAGAATCCAGTTACTCCATTTCGAGAAATATTGAAGAAGCCGACAGTCGTTTCATCTTTGACAATCTCGGCAGTAATATCTTTCACCGCTTCGGTACCACGGGTTGACATTCTGTACTTAATCCTGATAGCGTCCGTAACCTTAGTTGTTGCAGTACTGTTAGTTGCTGTGATGTTCATTCCTTGTTTCCTCCTTCTATTAAATCATAAATTTGTCCGTACGTACCTGCAGTAAGATACTCTCCACAAATTTCTTTTAATAGAGCAGCATCTTCCGTTTCAATATCAAGTACTCCACGATTGTTAATAATCTGTTGTAGCATTTTATATGCTCGTAATTTCTTGGAAGTTTCCATATTCTTCTGTGGATTAGAGCCTGCTGCAAATAATGCCTCTGCCACCAAATCACGAAGAGATTTCTTACTTTCCTTACCATTCACCAATTCGATAAACTCCCGACCTCTAAAGTCAAGTAAGTTTCTGTTTAGATTTACTTTCATTTCTATTTTATGTGTTAGTCATTTCTATCACCATACCTTTTACTATATGTATCTTTTGCTTATAAACCTTTCCTGGAGAATCCAGATTAGTAATCCATACATCGGACAATACGGATAATGAATTACCATTACCATCACGAGGGTAAAATCCATTCGCAGAAACATCACCCAATACTTCTACATTCCCATCAAAATAACCAGCATAAATGTAATTACTCGGATATGTAGGATTTGATCGCGAAGAACCATAGATGGCCGCACTTCCTCCTGCTGTTGCTCCTACTGCACAAACACCAAATTTGCCATCAGTTGCAGCATTAAAAGTCACATTAACAACACCTTCTTTCGCAGTTCCAGAGCCGAGCTTTAAACTTCTTGATGTTCCTCCGAAATAATCTGAACGCGTCCAAACGAGACGTCCATTTTCGATAGTAAAACCACCTATGAACCCGGAGTCAGCATCTATCCTGCGAACCTTTATCAAATCAGTATTCAAATACCCGCCTACAACAATTGTAGTACCAAGTTTTGCATATTCGACTGCATCCTCAAATGCTAATTTGCCCAATCCGTCTCTATCAATTTTGGAGTTAATCATTGTCTGCAGATCACTATGCAGTGCGGTGATTGTAACAGCACCTTCCAAATTAATTTTAGATGAGTGAATCGTCGTTTCACCTGCTGCCTGGTTAATATAAGATATAAGCGTATTGCCGTTTTCCAGTTCTTTAGAAGCATATATCTTATTACCGTCAGCTGTAGTAATCCAACCTGCAGTATCTATCCGCTGCGTCAGGCTGTCAACTCGAGTTACTTGTGCGGAGATTTGAGTATTGAGTACTTTCAAATCGGCTGTACACTCATCGGAATAGCTTTTCAGTTTGTCGTGAATAGCTTTGTTTGCTTCTTCAACAGCTGTATTAAAACTAGCTAAAGCAGAGTTGAATAGAGTAAACTTATCATCTACATTCTTTTTTTCCTCAATAGTCGTTTGTCCATCTGCAATAGCCGTATTTATTGCAGCAATAAGATTATCAATAGCACCAAATAAGTAAACCTTGGCATTAAGTAAGGCTGTTTTTGCAGAACCTTCCAAATAGGTGTTTACATATAGTTTGCTATATGTCGCTTCAACGGCAGATTTCGTATTTTTGACTGTATTCAAATACTTCTCTATCGCTTTCGCTTCCGCCCCGTCAATGATACCGTCCGCAAATGCGCCATCCACATAATCATGTAAGCCATCGACTGAATCGGCAGCGTCCTGCGCAGCTTTAGCAGCGTTCGCTGCATCCTCTAAAGCTTGTATTGCTTGTTGCAGTGCCTCGTCAGAATATTCCTTTAGTTTATCCTGTATTGCCTTATTTGCTTCTTCAACAGCTGTATTGAAAGTTGCTAAGGCTGAATTAAACAGAGTAAACTTATTATCTACATCTCTTTTTTCCTCTACAGTGGTCTGTCCGTCAGCGATGGCTGTATTGATCGCATTTATAAGGTTCTCAATACTTCCCATCAATGTAACCTTAGCATTGAGCAAACCAACCTTTGCAGAGCCGGATAAATAAACATTCGTGTAGAGTTTATTGTAAGTTGCTTCGATAGCTTGTTTAGTGTTGTTGATCGTATTGATATACTTTTCAATAGCTTTTGCCTCTGCTTCGTCTATAAGACCGTCAGCGAAGGCTCCATCTACATAGTTATGAAGTCCTTCCACTGAATCGGCAGCATCTTTGGCCGCTTTAGCTGCATCCTTTATTTCCTGATGAGCAGCTTCCCATTCAGACAGATTTTCCAATCCGGAAGAACCTGCTTTTATTTGAATGTTACCGCCTATCTCACTTTTTACCAGATCGAAATATGTATCACCGTCCGGCGAAAGGATTCTTTCTGTTGTTACGCGACCCGGCAGAATTTCAGTAAATCCGTATAGCTGAACAAAACTTCTACTACCTTCATACTCGCTGTTAAGCACTCCGGTGAGTAAATGATAATATCCAGTTATCTGTTCCATTTTAATAGCTGTTTCACTCAAGAGGAATGTTCCGGTTTGATTCTCCTTGCCAACTTTAGCATATAGATAATATTTCTTTTCCGGGTCAATGAGTGCCGGAGAATTGTATTCAGCCATATCCCAGTACTTATATTCGTCTGCCTTATGTGAAGAAGAAAGAGAACTAATGCCGAGTGTTAAATGCTGAAGGATTCCTGCCGGAGCGTTCAGTATTCTTGTGCTGGCATTATAAGTAATATTGTGAGATACCTGAACTGGATTCGTTTTTGAATTGACAAAACGGAATTGCAGGCTTTCATCACCTACAAGCAGTTGCATGGTTGAAACGGTTATTGGATTGACAGAGCCGGAGAAGTTCAGCAGTGCATCTTCAAGCATGGACATCGTTTCCTTTGCATCCCGGAACCGACGCTTAGTAAATTGCAGGGCGTCCTTATGCTTGATATCTACCTCTACTTTGTTCGTCTCAATCTTATTCAGATCACTTGAAACAGATGTACTGATTGGTTCGTTTGACAACTCTATTTCCGGAGAATATGGATTATTAATATAGCGCTTGATTCCGATCATGCGAATAAGAGAACCTTCCGGATGAAATTGCGTATCATAGAAATCAACATACCCTCCGAGTACTATTTTACCGCCTATCTCCAACCAGCGTTTTTTAGCCCAAATACCGTCCAATGTCCCGGTAAATATGAATGCTTTATCTTCATGTTCATACAGGTATTTTGCTGCTTCCTTGAAAGCTTCCCAGCTCGCACCTGTTTGTGTGCTGTCATTACAGATATAAGCCTTCGGCAATTGCATTCCGAACACTGCGTATGTATCACCAACCTTCGGGCGCCAGACTTCCGGTTCCGGCATTGTTATCCCATCGATTTCTTGCGGAACAATTTCAAATCGACGTGCCTCTTTCTTGTCTTTCGCTTCATGGATATACTTTACTTCGAACTCCTTGCCTGTAAGCATGCCGGTTTGGAAAATGACAGTCATACTTTCTCCAGCTATGAGACAATCTTCGAAATTCAACTCTTCTGGGATGTCTTTATCTACAAAGTCAAAGAAGTTATTCTTCTTGTTCACTTCAATAACAGCACTGACAGTACCGACACGGGAAGGATAAATAGCTGTACAATCCAGACTATCTTCCTTTGCTGTTGTAAGTTCTTTATCGGCACGCATGACACAAGTTCCATCCGCATCGGTCTTATAGATACGCGCCTTAGTAGAATCGAAGCCCTCTTCATTCTCAAATTTGATTCCATCAAATCGGATAGTCTTATTCTTTGGAAGTAACAGGTACTTAGATCCGTATGTAGAATAATCAATATTGCGATCTGTAGTTTCTACCAAAATTATTTCGGGTGGTATCTCCCCGGATTCGCGACCAACACCGACCTTAAAACCGTGGCCTTTACCATACGACAGTTTCAAAGGGTTCTCCTTGTTATACTCAACTTTACGCAGATGGATAGTCTTAATTTGGTTTCCTTCAACCGTTTCTTCAATGATCTGCCATTCTGTTTCATATAGTTCTGCAAGTTGATTGAAAGCATCAAGAATATAGGTGTGATTGTAGTTGATTACTTTTTCCGTTCCTTCAATGCAATCACCGACTTTCCAACCGGTACTCCGACGGTTCAGGTTTTCAACGAGTAGACGTAGGTGTTCATGTGGCTTGGCTGTATATGAGAATTTAATACTTCTGTCAACGGTATGACGTACTTTCCACAGCATAGCATCAGCCTCCCCAGTTTCCAGAATCAGAGTATATTCGAAGTTACGTTCACCGTTCTTCTTGAAATTGCTATCCCTCTTCAAAGAATAACGCTTCCCGTAGAAGTCACACCAGGAGCCAACCGGAATTTCAATATATCCGGGATAATCGAAATATAAAGTTAATGAGCACTCCTCCATGATAGCTTCATAAGAGTAGCTTTCATCCTTTACTTCGATTTTTATTTCCTTATCATCATTATATAAAGTTACCATATCCTTAGAATTATATCCTAAAATATAAATGTCAAATAGAAATGTATTGAATAATAGGCATAAAAGTAAGGAAATGATAGACGAATCATTGATAAAATAATATATTACACACAACATCAACTGCATTGTCACGAAATAAATCAAAATGAAAAATATTTAAAAGAAATCACTCAAAATGTAGTTTAATTCACCTAAGTTCTCTCGGGACAAATTGTGCGTTAAAAGATTTTTCCAATGTTACGACAAAGGACCTTGGACAAAATGGATATTATAAGCTACCAGATGGTCTATTGATTCAGTGGGGATATGGTGGTGGGTATTCAGGGGCTACTAATTATTTTTTTTCTACGTCTTTTTTAAACACTTACTATTCAATATCAATGTGTGCAGAATATGCCGTTACTGCTGAATCCGTCGTTTTATGCCCTTATATTAACACTAAAGCTACTACTTATTTCAAAGGTGGTATGACATATACAAGTGGTAATGTAGTATATCCTACTTCTTGGAAATTCTTTTGGATAGCTATAGGCCGTTGGAAATAGAAATATTATAACATAAATTTGATTATGGATAGATTTAGTAGAAAATTGGTATTACTTTTATTGCTTGTAATTTGGCAAAGTTCTCTCGGAACTAATGCAATTCAATCATCTGGTCAAAGTTTCGGACAAAATTCATATATTAAGTTCAATAATGGTCTATTAATCCAGTGGGGAGTAAAGGCTGGAGCTGTAGGATTCTCCTCATTATATCTACCTACAAGTTTCTATGATACGAATTATATCGTACAACTAACGGGAGTATCAGCTAATACAACAGAGATTATAGTGTATGCTCCAACAATATATACTAAAACAGTTTCTTCATTTAAAGTAGGTACAAGGTATATAGCAAGCGGAGGAGAAATAGCTTGGACAGGTTGGCAGTTTACTTGGTTTGCAATAGGTAAATGGAAATAATTTAAAAACAAATATCATGAAATATTGGAAAAATGGATTCTATGACGAACCGGTAGACGGTTCGGTAGAAATTACGGATGAATATTATCAAGAGTTACTGGCTGGTCAATCTACCGGCTTGATAATAACTGAAAGCAAAAAAGGATATCCTATTTTAGTTGTGCACGAGGCTACTATCGAAGAAACCAGAGCGCAAAAACTTGATGAATTACGATTGTTCGATTCATCTGAAGCAGTGAATCAATTCAGTATAAACGGAGTATTTGGATGGCTGAATAAGAATACTCGTGTAGGGCTTATGAACTCAATTAGTATTGAAAGAGAAACTGGACGATCTGAAACAAGTATTTGGCTAGGTGATACGCAGTTTATTCTCTCTATCGAGAAGGCCGTTAATATGCTGCAACAACTAGAATTATATGCCCTTGCGTGCTATGACACAACACAAAGGCATATCAACGCTATCAATCAATTAGAAACAAAAGAAGAAATTGAAGCATACAACTTCAAAACTGGTTATCCCGGAAAGCTCAACTTTGCCGGATAACCTATCGTATAATCGTAGTTTTCGATTTCCTCAATAGTCTGCAATGATCTGACTGCTGCGATGTGCGATTGTGTCACATTGTAGCAGTTTAATGCATACATTTCAATCTCATTCAGCATTGATAAAGCGTCAGGTATAGGGATAACATACTTCACTGCATCATACCACAGGATTGTATGCGTTTTCCCTGCATTTTTCTCAATCGAAATTGAGTTAAATAATCCAACACGTGTGGATTTGTCTAACCACATACTTTCCCCTTTAATTTTAAAAGAATTGACATCGGCCGATTTGTCAAATATCTGTATTTTAGATATTTTCATTTTTCGCACTTCTTCGATGTCGTACTCATATTCTACCAAAATCGGGTATCCATTCTTACTTTCAACTATCAGTAAACCGTTAGACTGCCCATCTAATAGCTGATTGTAATGCTCATCCGTTATTTCTACTGAACCGTCTACCGGTTCATCGTAGAATCCATTTTTCCAATACTTCATAATATTTGTTTTTTAGTTATTTCCAACGCCCGATCGCAAACCAGTCCCATGATTCTTGTGATAATCCAGTAGTACCCCCACTTGCATAATTTCTATTCAAATAAAATCTACTAACTGTTTTATTTATTGCCAAAGGAGATGATGAATATACGGCGGAGTCACTACTAGGCTTATATACAGTTGCAAATATTTTATATTCAGTATTATAAAAAGATGTAGGCATAGTCACACTATACGAAGCTGTAGATGAACCTCCAACTCTGCCCCATTGTACAAGTAATCCATTATTGAATTTTGCATAACCGTTCAAGGATAGGTTTACGCTCATTGCGTTCGATAGATCAGCTAAAGCATACGTAGTCCCGAGAGAACTTAGTAAAGTTTTCTCCGCATCCGTCATGAATTTTCTTGTAGTACTTTCTTCAATCATTGATGCTGGATGAGAAGCCGGATGAGAGTAATTATTAGCTCCGGAGGCTATTCCGCTAAGTTTTGTACGTTCTGCATCCGTCATAAAACGATGAGTCGAATCTTCTTCAACGTCCGTCGCTGTATGTTTATGAGAACTTGCAGCATAACTACCCTTGGGTTGGTATGCTGAATCGTGGTTGTGATTTCCTGCCGCCTTACTATTCCAAGTAGATCTTTCCGAATCTGTGACAAATCTATGTGTAGAATCGTCCGTAATGTCAGTTGCTGCATGTTTATGAGAAGACGGTGCATAGCTACCTTTAGGTTGATATACTGAATCGTGATTATGGTTTCCCGCAGCTTTACTGTTCCAAGTGCTTTTTTCTGCATCAGTAACAAAGCGGTGAGTACTATCCGGAGTAATATCCGTTGCTTCGTGTTTATGCGAACTCGCTGCATAACTTCCTGCTGGCTGATAGACCCCTGTATGAGTATGATTCGACGGGGACGCACCAACCTCGGAAGCTGTATAAGATGGTTTACTTGCAGCTTTCGCCCATGCAGGCACATCGCTTGCTGGCATAGAAGTTGGAAAATCACTTATTTCAGACTTCTTATGAGTATGCGCTTTAGGTGTACGTGCGTCACTTAGTCGACTATCATTTCCTTGGCAAACAGTTCCGGAAGTTGTGCCAAAGTTCTTATTGAAAGCTGTATTTTTTGAGAATACAGGTTCGTATATTCCTGCATGGTTATGTGTATCCAAAGCTGCTTTCAAAACCTTCCCTTGTTCGGCAGAAAGGACCTTGCCAGTACCACCACTTGTTAGGTTGTTGACAATATCGGAAACGTTGATTTTCTTCCCTAACTCTGTTGCCATGGTAGCGGCGAAGTTCGGATCATTATTAAGGGCATTAGCCAATTCAATAAGCGTGTCGAGGGCTTCCGGTGCTCCAGCTACAAGTGCATCCACTGCATCTTTTACTTTAGCATCAACTCCAGAAACTGCGTTATTGGCGGCCTGTGCTGCCGCATTTGCGCTATCTGTGGCAGCTTTAGCAAGAGCTGTTTGCGCTACTGATGCGTTTTTGGCTGTATTAGCATCATCAGTAGCTTTTTTCGCTAAAGCTGTTTGGGCTTCCGATGCAACTTTGGCAGCGTTAGCCTCTTCTGTTGCTTGGTGGGTTTCTTCTTTGGCAGCATTAATACTTATAATTGCTGCGTTAGCGTCATTAGTAGCTTTCTTTGCAAGAGCAGTCTGTTCAACTGATGCGTTTTTGGCAGCATTTGCATCATTCGTAGCTTTTTTTACAAGTTCTAGTTGTGCGGTAGCATCTCCTGTAGCAGATGTCATTTCTTGTATAATACCGCTATACTCTGACTTACGTTGGGATTCGGCTTCTACACGTTCTGTTTCAGCAGAGACACGCCTAGTCTCATTTGAGGAACGAGTATCTTCTGCAGCTTTGCGGGTATCTTCATTTTGCTTTCTTTTATTTTCTTCGGATACCCGGGCTGTCTCCGCTGATTTACGTTCTGTTTCAGCGGACTTTCTTTTGTTTTCTTCTGATACTCGGGCTGTCTCCGCTGATTTACGGTCTGTTTCAGCAGATACGCGTTCAGATTCGACAGTAACGCGATTATCTTCGGCTGTCACACGTGCAGTTTCATTCGTTTCTCTCGTGGATTCGGCTTCTTTTCGTTCATCTTCGGCTGTTACGCGATCTGTTTCAGCTGTAGAACGTGTTGTTTCAGCCGCTTTTCGTTTGTCTTCTTCCTTCACACGTTCCGATTCTGCAGAAGAACGTCCTGTTTCAGCGGTCTTACGTGCATCTTCATTACTTTTACGTGTTTGTTCATCTGACACTCGTTTATTTTCTGTTTCAACGCGGCTAAGTTCTGCAGATACACGTTGCCCTTCAGCGGTCGCACGAGCTGCTTCCTCTGCTTTACGGGTATTCTCATTTATGATACGTACTGATTCTGCAGCTGACCGGGCTTGTTCTTCATTTGAACGATTTCTTTCAGCATCGATACGAGTAGCTTCATTGCGTTGTCGAGTATCTTCATTCGCTTCTATTTGGGTTCGGGAATCATCGGCCGTCTTTGCTGCGTCATTGGCCTTCTTTGTTGCTGCAACTACGTCATCATAGGCTTTCTTTATGAATTCAAGACTAACTTTTACACTTGTTTGTACGCCATTCACCATTTTAACGCCAATAGTGTACAATCCTACCATGCTATCAGCAAGCGTTAATTCGCTGATTTTTTTCTTTTTAATTGGCATAATTTTTTAAGTCAATATAAAATATTCCATCTTCTGTTATGATAAATTCTCCTGCTTCGGATGCAAGCAGGAAGTCTGTTTCTCCAATCCGGAAACTAGTAAATACAAGTTTCAAGGTAAATTCCCACCATACCCCATTATTAAGAAGAAAATTGTTTGTCTGGCAACTCTTATAATAGCAAGGATAGCTTTCACTCCACTCATCACAATAAAATATACGTTCCGCATCGGAATACTCATATCCTTCATTATCTGTCTTAGCAGACAGTTTTGTGAGATCATAGAGTAGGGCATCGCGATTACGCCAGAACGTTTCAATCGTCCCGGCCCGCATCAGGCATTTGAGAGATACTTCTTTGGTTTGGAATTTCACAACTTCACCGTCATAGATTGCTCCATCTTGACGTTTGAAATTCTGTAATAGGTTCTTTTTTACCGTCGGAGCCTTTAGTATTTCAGCATTGCTACCTTGCAATACGACTACGCCATAATCGGATAAGTCTTTGTTATCAATCTCGTAACCTTTAGGCATTGGAAGCTCATTTACGGGCTCCTGGTATTCGTAATCGACTTCTCGGGGGAAGTCGTTACTAAAAATAAATTTAGCAACTTCAAGGCTCGGATTAATAACATAGTTGCTTTGGGAAGACAGACGTAACTTATAACTCCTGCCGATTAAGGGAAAGTAAAATTCATGATAACTCAAGTCAGAAAGTATATCAATCAGTCCACCAATACCCAAACTGCCTATATATGCAAACTCAATGCTTACTTCAGCTGTATTAAGAGTTGGTGTAGTCAGATCAAACTCCTTCCCGTCTTCTTCCGGCCAGTCGTTTTTGTCCGGCTCTTTCATAGCTGGAAATGCTACAAGATTATTGTAACTTCCCCTTGTAACACATATACCCAATCTGGTATAAGCATCTGTTCTGTCTATTAGTAATTGCCCTTTCATCGCTTAAGTGTTATCCCTTTAGTGTTAAGTGAATCAATTCCTAATTTCATAGAATACATGAATTGTCTAATGTCAACAAGATTTGCTGTATACCCTTCAATGTTAGAAAGATGGGCTACGATTATATCATGTCCTCTAACCATGTCGCTCATGTTCTTGTCCATGCTGGTAAGGAATGATAGTTTTTCGGCAATCTTCGCTGTATCCGACTGGATCACTTTCACACCACTGTTGATTTCGTAGGTATGTCCCTGAATGACTGTAAAGCGTCCGTTAAGTTCATCAACAGAATCTTGTGAAGCCGTTGCAACACCCTTCTTTGAAGCTTCACGTGATGATTCAGAACCAGAGCTACCTACTATTTTCTCCCAAGCTTCGCGGTCTGATAATGCACCGTTTACAATGTTATCCCATTTCGTTTTTAAATCATTGACATCATCTGTTGTTATACCTCCTTCCTTATCATTTGCCTTGGCAAAATCCTTATACCAGTTTTCTAACTCTGTTTCATAGTTTTTGGCAAACATTGAAGTAAAAATCGCTTTTCTCATGTATTCTTCGAAATTATCAGCAAAGTCCTGAGAAGAAGCATCCATATCCATAAGAGTATTTACAAAACTATCAAATAGGCTATCAAAAGAAGTCTGGGTTAGTTGTTCATTGATAGATTTAATGATTTCATTTTCGGTATCCCCATACTCAATAATATCATCCAAATACCCCCTGAAATCACCATCCATTTTTGACCATAACCCAGAATAATTGGTTTTTATCCATTCCAACTGTTCTGCTGACATATCAAGCATACTCCACATGCTACTGAAGTCAACACCGCCAAGGGATTTAGATATATCGCCAGCCACATCTTTCCAGTTAGTACCGTTGTAATCATAAGAACCTTTCCACATTCGATAATTCATAGAATGACTACCAGAACTTGCACCTGCATCCAAGCGCGAACTAGCTAGTTCCCTTGTTATTTTCCTCTCGGAATTTAATAAGTCCAATGCCTCTTGTCCGGCTTTTGTCGCTTCTATTCCGTAAGATTCTTTTATATATGCCTTTTTCTTATCTAGTAGCTGATCCCAGACATCTATCAAAGTGTCATACTGCTCAACAAGTTCGTTGTAGTCGTCATAATCAGCACTTTTCATGAAACTCATATCTAGTCCAGTTATGGATTCTGTGTCCCTCGCGAAAGCGTCGGTTACAGTACTTGATATGTTTTCGATAATATCCATACCATATTGAAAAGTACCCACTTCACCTGCAGCATCTATAATAGATAAGATAGCCGAAATGATTCCACCTATTTTGGTTCCTGAAGAGCTTAGGGCATCAACAAGGGCTCCAACTGTATTTCCAATATCAGACAAACTAACATTCTCTTTGCCGAGCTGCACGATGGCATTGGAGATAGCAGTAATATTACTGATTGCCTTGTCTTTAGACTTTTCTACATTTGCCTGTGCATTAGCTTGATTTTGTTCTGCTGCGTTCTTTTTCTTCTTCGCTTTCTCTATAGCAACTTCATCGCCTGATTTCAATGCCTTTTCCAACTCCTCCTGTGCCTCTTTTACTTTATATACAGTGCCTTCATATTCAGTAAGAGAGTCCGTCAATCCTCCAAAGAAACCACCTTTATCAACCAATGCTGTATTTATGTTATTCAAAGCTTCTTCTATCACTTTGATCTGTTCCGGGGTGGAGGTTTTGAACTCAGGAGACCTTTTAAATTCTTGCAACTGTTTCTTTACCTGCTGTAATTGTTTCTTGGTAACTTTACTCATATCACCAAAGATCATCCCCCAATTTATATCCTCTTTGAGCTTACTTAGATCAAGGTTTGCTAATGCTTCATCCCATTCTTTTTGAATTACCCCCTTTCCACCGAATGTTGTTTCTTTATCCATAGCAGCACGGTACTTCTTGTCTATGGCTTCTTTCTTTTGGGAGAACGTACCATATTTCAATAAATATTCATTCATGGCGTCCTCTCGTTTCTGCCATTCATCGATACCTTGTTTAGTTTTGGTGTTCTCAATCACTTCATCATACTTAGAAGTATTAACCTTAACGGTAGAATCGTTGAAGGTTTGTTTTTTATATCCCTTGATTCGTTTTGCTTTCAATTCCTCTTCAGCATCGAACTTTTCTTTCTCCGCTTGGATATAGGCACGGATATAATCTTCCTTTTGGCGTTGGAGGGCTTGGATTTCTTTCTTGTTGTTGAGTTCTCTTTGAGAATATTCTTTGAGGAAGCCGTCAGACATGGCGTCAATCTTGGATTGGGAAAGTTGAGTTTCCATGTCCTCTTGTTGGCGTTGACGCTCTAACCCTTGCTTATCGAGAAGAAGTTTGTATTTCTCTGTTTCTTTACGGAGTTTTTCAGCTTGGTTTTCTTCTTTTGTAAGTTTACTTCCGGTCAGACCACCAAGTTTTTTATACGTCTTTTCAGCCGTTTCTTCCCGTTTTTTTGCTTCTTCATATTGTTTTGAAGTGAACTTGGACTTATCTTTTTCTATCTCAGATAAAGCTTTTTTGGCTTCATCCCATTCTTTCTTGGCTTTTTCATAATCTACTTTGTAGGTAGTCTTACTCCGTGAGTCGTATTCGGATTGAAGGATAGCTATCCTATTAGCTAATTCACTCTCCGTAGTTGAGCCTTTCATTGAGCCAATTCCTACATTTAAAGAATACCGTTTATTGTTTTTTCGAGCTTGTTGGAGTCGTTTCATCTCCTCAAGTTCTGTTTTAATTTGAATATCTGTGGATTTCTTTAAATCAAGTTGCCATTGTGCTAGCTCATCAGAACGAACATCTTCCTGATACAAGTCTCTTGACGGTTTTGCGAGTTCCAATTTTCTTCTTAAAGAAGATTCTGTTTCTCCTTTGTATTTTTCAGCCAATTCGAACTCTTTCTTAGATAGTCTATTTTTGCGATAATAAGGATTTTCACCTAACTTCTTCCATAGTGATAACATCTTCTCATATTCTTCAATCCTCGCTGTAGAGTCACTAAGATTCTTTTTATTTGTCTCTACCTTATTTTTAGTAACTTCCTCATTATACTCTTTCCATAATCCGATAAGGTCTTTAATATGCCCTTTTTCGTCTATGTATTTTTGAAACAGAGAAGGATACTCTTTTTTTATGGCCTCTATAGCCTTCACTCTGTTCATGGAAGAGGTATATTCGTTTTGAATGGTTGCTATTAAGTTCTCTAACCTGGATTTATGTTCTTCTTCTTTCTGTAAAGAATCTGCTTTTGTCTTGTTGTATTTCTTTTGAGCCCTTTCCGCTGCAGTAGTAGAATCATGTAAAGCCCACATTGCGGTTGCTGCGCCAACAATTAAGGTTGCAGCCAAAACATAAGGATTTGCTTTCATTGCAGCATTCAAGGCTAGTTGAGCTACGGTCTGCGCTTTAGTTGCAATAGTCTGTATTCCTTTGGCGACTGCATCAGCTCGTGCAGCTACTGTCCAGCTATGAGTTAATGCAATGTTCGTGATAAGAGCAGTTTTATACACCCCATAGGTGGCAATCATTCCTACAAGCACTTTACCTATAGTTTCATAGTTTTCTATCAGGGAAGTAGTCAATTGAATACCAGACATAATAATACCTTCCGACTTTTGCCCCATCTCATTGAAAGCATTATCCATAGCATCTTGCATCATTGAAAGCTGACCGTTGATAGTCTTAGAGGCGTTTTCGGACATTCCAAAGAACTTGCCACCGGCAGAAGTAGCATCAATAAACGCCTGCTGTACCATTTCAGCGGAGATAGCCCCCTTGGACATTTCATCTTTCAATGTAGCAATAGACTTTCCTGTCTTTTCGGAAATGGTTTGCAGTGGATTAAATCCGGCATTGATCATTTGGTTAAGGTCTTGTCCCATCAGCTTGCCAGCAGCGGACATTTGGGAGAAAGCTAAGGTAAGAGAATTGAACTTATTGGATTCCCCCATGGAAATATCACTAATGGCTTTCAAGTACTTGATAGTGTCCTCTGCTTGAATATTGAAACCCAGCATCATTTTTTCAGCACCTACCATATCAGTCAAAGTAAGAGGCGATATTTTTGCCAATTCTTTAATTTGGGGGATGATTTGACTAGCAACATCTTTTCCAACCATTGTTTCAATTGCTGTCTGCATAGACTGAAACTCACCACGCACTCGGATTATTTCAGAGCCTAATTTCTTCAGAGCTGCAACGCCTCCAATAACACCTAACAATTTCCCGAAAGACAGAGACATCTTTTCATTTGCGTTTACCACTGTTTCTGTTTCTTTCTGATATAGCTTTTGTTCGTCTTTTAATTTACGCACTGACAAACGGGCTTGCGCTTGTTGAGTTTGAAGTTCGAACAATGCGCTCTTTTCCTCCTGTAATGCACTTTTTGCACCTTTAAAATCAGCAAACAAAGCATTTTTCTTAGTTGTGCCTTCTCCTGCTTTTTTATATGCTTCGCCAAGTGTCCGAACATCATGTTCAATATCCTTTATCAAAACCTTCTGTTTGATGATTTTTTCAGTTAAGGTATTGACAGCCTGTGCCCCCTCATAAACCTGTTCTTTCAAGACATTACCAATATTGACATTGCCTGAAACATCGCTGAAAGTAGAGCCTAACTTGCCATTGCCAACACTCGCAATTCTCTGGTTTAATCGCTCAATATGCTTTTCAAGTCCATCAATTTGCCTTTGAAATGATGAAATACCCTGCACTTCATTAGGGAAGTTCTTCATTATTTGTTGCACACGTTCAAGACTTTTCAACGAAATCTTTTCAAATGCTGCATCAATCCTCCGCCCTTGAATTTCAGCCGAATTTCCAAGTTCTACAAAAGCCTTTTGAGACTCACGAATTTTTCGCATTACTTCTTCATTGTTGTATGTCGCATCGAAATGTAAGTTTCCCATATACTCTATTTTATTAATCAAAAATCAACAACCTTTCAAACTTGTTTCAACACAAAGACTTCAACGAAAGATTCGAGATAAAAGTAGACAAATGTGATGTAAAAAGAACTTTTCAAATAGTTTGATATGCAACAAGACAAAGATTGTTGTGAAATAATTGGGAGTAATTAGATTTCTTGGTAGTTTTGCAAGAAAAAAAGTAAGAACATGAATAAAATAACATTTCTATTACTATGTATTGCTCTGCTATGGGGTTGCTCTACAAATCATAATATTGACTCTGCTATAAAAGATATATACGGTTCAAATGTGCCATCCAAAGAAGAGGATGGGGCTTATATTTATGTCTTAAACTATCTTGAAAAAGAAAATAAACAAGACGCAGATTTAGCAAAACTAAAGGATAAAATAGATAAATACACAAATTCTTTATCCGAGAATGTAGGAAACGATGTTTCTTCTAAATCAGATGCTAATACATCTGCAACATGTAAAGACGATTGTTTAAGTGACTTCTATAAATGGGAAACTCCATCTATTCGTGTTGTGCTTATTTCACGCAAGTGTATAGACAATAACGGTAGAGACATTACAATTATAATAACCAATAAAGGGTGATTCACTCACCCCTTACACTTAAAAGCATCTGTGCTGATACAAATTAACTACTTATCTTTAACTTTGAAAGTTATTAAATCAAATAGTGCAATTCCTAAATCATATATTACTTCAAGATAATATATAAATGCAGCGATTACAAAAGAGTCAGAAACAATATTTATCACTGATTCTTCAATGATATTTTTATTCTTAAGAAAGGCGCATAAAGTTTGAATTACGAACAAGCATACCAAAACAACTATTTGCATAATTAATCCATGCTTCAATTCATTAAAAGTTGCCGTAGAATGAATATCCATCTTTTCTTTTATCCTGTTTATTTCTGAAATAATAAGGGTACTTGTAGGTATGTTAATTGCTAGAATTGTGGTAAGTAATGATATAATATTTGAAGAGAATCCTTTTATAAACTCTCTATCACCATTATTTGCCAAATAACTCAATAATGATGCGATTGCTAAGTATGCTATTATTTTTATAGCTCTATTCATCAAACTATACTCTTTAAAATGTCTTTTATATCATTTGGATTTCCTATTATTTGTAGTTCATCCAATTCTATTTCCTTAGTAGTATGACCTGTTCTTATTTTCCTCCTAAATCCTTTGAGTCCAATAGCAACTTCTGATCCACAATCAGCTGCACCATTATTCAACTCTTGAATATCCTTATCGTTTTCATCGATATATAGAGTTTTATCTTTTTCAGCTTCAAATTCAAGCGTAGTTGTAGAACTCCTTGTTCGTGCACTTGCATTTTTCAGCATTTCAGGAATCAACGACCTTACTCTAGGTAAATTAGGATAATCAAATTTAAACTTAATACTTGTGATTTGATCTGAATTCGCATTTACAATATCCCAAAACTCACTTCTACTATACTCCCTTCTAATAGAGATTTGCAGAAAAGCATCCTGTAATACTTGTCGCACAGAATTTGCAATAATACTAGCAACAACATTAGTGTCTGAAAAAGCTAATAAATCTTGCTGAATAGCCATTCGTTGTACTTCTCTATCATTATGTATAATTACATAAGCACTTGGCTCATTCAATTCTTCACTCACTTGAAAAGACTTTTCTATGATAATTTTTCTTGGATTAGATATCTGAAAAATAAAAAAATCATTTGTCTTAACTATGAAGTGAACGTTATGCTTTTTATTTCTGTATGCAAAGATAACATCTTTCAAAGCTTCAGCAAATTTAATATTCTTTTTCTCCATTGCTTTTTTAGCCTCCAAGTCAGGATCGCAAAATAAGGTACGTTCTTGATATATTGGTTTAAATTGGTATGTGTAAATATTGAAAATCATAGTACTTGATTTATATCATTATTTAATCGCGTTTCTTGAAATGTTTATACAATCACAAATAAACACACAATTATGAAGAAAATCAAGTTTTTACTATTTTTTTCTTTGATTCAAGCAACATTTTCTCAAAATACACTCAAATAGAACATGCGCACGTCAATCTAACGACGTGCGCATGTTGTTTAATTCCTACTGTTAAAAAGCTTATGTAAAATATCCATATCTTTGAAGTTTCCTTCAAGTAAGCATGACATATCCTTTCCTATGGAAATTAATTCAGCCTTATTATCTTTAAAATTATCAAGTGCCCTAATCTTTTCTATAATTAACTGGATGGTCTAAAGATGATAAAGAAGCAGTGATAGAAGGTATTTTTATTGGAGAAGTTAAAGCAATTGAAGACTGCACTAATTAGTTCAAATTCTCATAACATAATAAAAGTAATTAAAGCCGGATTTCTCCGGCTTTTACTTTACCTACCATAGTTCTACAAAGTCACCACGATGGTCGAATTGGAGAAAATTGTGGCTGAAATCAAAGAAAAGTAGGAAAATAGTTGATTAGTTAAATATTGTTTCTACATTTGTGTATTGTTTAATATTTAAAACACACGATTATGGAAAATTTTCTGTCCTCACTAGGGTTTGATGTAATCACAACAATAGTATCTGCATTTATTATATTTTTATGTCGTAATTTTATTATGATTACCCTAAGTTATATTATCAATTTGTTTTCTACCGATGATGTTAATATAAATGGAGTATGATATGGACGACCTATTGGAGATGATTACGAGGACCCTAATTACGAGGAGAAGATAATAATTCATCGACTAGGTAAGAATGTTATTGGAACAGTAGAAACGATAAATGGCATTTTTAAAAATAGAAAGTATTACTTTAAAGGCAAATTTTGCAATTTAACTTTTGTAGTCTGGTATAAATCAAAAGATAATAAAAACATGGAGATGGGAAACTACTCTCTTTGCTTCTTAAATTGTGGTAGTGAAATGGAGGGATATGTTACATATTATCGGGATGATAAGAAGGAGATGAAAGCGGCAAAATATATATTGAAGCGCAAAGGTTAGATTCTAATATTTAGTGAATATTTCATTTAACATAATGCAATTTAACGCAGTAGTGGGAGCTATCCGTATAGGAGACAATACTCATGTAGTGAATAGTAAAGAGGATATTAAGAAACTGGCTGAGAAACTTTAAAATTAGAAGAACATGAAAAATAATAAAAAAATAAAATATAAAAATAGATTTCGATGTCAATACCAGAAGGGCGATACATGCATAAGTGAGAATTTCAATAGCAATAATCCAATTTCTGCTCCAGATATTATATTGACATTATCAAAGTTAGCAGTAAAAGTTAAAGAGGAGATTAATTCAGAAGTCGGTGGAAGAGTTGCATTACAAGTACTCAAAATTCACGAATATTTCATTAAAACAGTAAATTTGCAAAAACACGGAAATAGAAAAAACAAGAGTTACTATTTTGACCCCAAAGCAAAAAATAAAACAGATAGGTCTGAAAGGGTCGATTTAGAGATTTTAGGTGATTATGGCTTAGATAACAAAACTCTTACGCTCTCAACTTACATAAAAAGATATAGACAAATTAAAGGATGGGAATAATATTTTAACAGTCCACCCAACGCCTGCAAAGGCCTGCCAATCAATATATGTCCAATAAAGATGATACTATGACAAATGAAGAAATAGAGGAAAGCTTGAAAGAGGCTGATGAAATGATTAATAACTTCAAAGAACAAGAAAAGCAAGGATTACGGGATATTCTCCGGTATTATGATAGAATACATGATAAACTTTTCTCCTTCAACAATATGCTAATTGCTGGATATTTCGTAATTATAGCTATGCCAAATTCTCAGACAAATCCATGGTGGATTTTACTACCCATTTTTAATATGCTAAATTTGGTCTTTGTTGATTACGAAATGATGGAGAAAAGCCGTTTTGAAAGTGCAATAATGAGCAAATCACAGAAAGAGATACAAAATCATGGGAAAAGGATTAGCAAAACAACATGGCGTTCTTTGTTTACCATTATTTCGACATTGATAGTCACATTTGTTTTTGTAATACAATTAATAAAGCTAACATAACAAAGCCACCACGATAGTCGAATTAGAAAAAATGTGGATGAAATCAAAGAAAAGTAGGGATAAATTTGCTTTTGTGTGGTTTTGTATGTTGATTTGTAGAAGTATTAACACATAAAAGCACGATTATGAGTGTACTCAGCGCAAATACTTTGTTTCATTTCACAAAAAGTAAAGAGAATCTTACGAGCATATTAAAAAGTAATTTCCGACCAAATTATTGTAATGAAAGGGCTTACTTTACAGATGAATACCCCAATTGGAATATTCCTATGGTATGTTTTTGTGATATTCCTTTATCCCAAATAAAAGAACACACATCATGGTATGGGGAATACGCCATAGGGATAACAAAAAAATGGGCTATTCAGAATAATGTTAATCCAATACTATATATTAATGATAATATTGAACTGATTAATACTTTAAAAGAAAACCTCAAATTTTTGCTTGATTTAAGAGATAAAGAAAACTGTATAAATAGTAACATACAGCCATATATTACCAATCTTTTTTATCAATGTGCTTATATCAAACCTTATGAAGGAGAACAATATAACCACAAGCAAAAACAGGTAAAGACTAAACGTTTTTATGATGAAAGAGAGTGGAGGTACATTCCATCAAGAGCTAAATTTTCCGAACCCAATTCTATGTTTCGTTTTGGTAATGATTCATTTATTAAAGGTGGATTTAATAGCTATATCACAGATGATTTAGGATTGAGTTTTGAACCTAAATACATAAACTATATAATAGTATCAAAAGAAAAGGAAATATTAGAAATTAAAAGAGAAATCGAAATGATCAAAGGTGAATACTCTCGGAATGATGTTGAATTACTTACTACCCGTATTATTTCAATGGAACGAATAAAAGAAGATTTTTAATATAATGCAAAACACTGTCACCTGCCCCAACTGTGGGAAGAAGTTTAAGATGAAGGAATAATACAATAAAAGTAAAAATACTATGAAACGATTTAGAATACCTTTAATATTGTTAGGCATATTAGTTTTATATTGTTTAGCAATGTACTTCTCAAAAGATGTTGCAACATGGATATATGGAGAAGTTCCAACAGATTGCAACAACGACACCCTCACAAGAACTGGACAATTTGGAGATAGTGCAGGGGCGATAAATGCACTATTCTCAGCGCTAGCTTTCTTTGGTGTTCTTTGGGCCTTAATAATCCAAAGGCAAGATTCTAAAATTACTCGTTTTGAAAACACCTTTTTTCAGATGTTAAGCTTACAACAAGAAATAGTTAAAGACTTATATTTCTCTTACGAAAAAGATGCAATAACGAGAATAGACGGTGACATTTCAGGACCAACTACACAAGAATCAAAAGAACAACGATCAATAATTGGACGAGAGCTCTTTAGGTATGCTTTTGAAGAAGCTAAACAGCGCTTGTATTTTGACGATACCTGGCATTCCTATAAAGGTATGAAAGGATTAATCTATGCAAAAGGAAAAGAGATTTACGAGAATTCATATATCGTTCCATATTTTGACCACTATTTTAGACACTTATACCGAATAATTAAATTTGTCGATGAAACAGATTTATTGCCTAACAACACTGAAATACGTTACAAATATACTAGTATAGTAAGAGCGCAATTATCAAGGTATGAGTTAATATGGATATTCTATAATTGCTTATCGGGTAATGGAATAACGAAATTCAAACGTCTTGTCGAAAACTACTCTCTATTAAAAAATATCCGCATTGAATTATTAGCTACTTCAGAAGATAGAGAACTTTATAACAAAAAATGCGAAGAGAACTATATTGAGCAAACAACAGATTTCAGCAAAGAGTACAAAAGAATAGCTTTTGTTCCAGAAGAACAACCTAAGAAAAAATACAGATATATATTACCTTTCATTTTGGACATTAATATACGAATATATCGCACACTGAAAAAGTAACAAACTCACCAAACGCCCGCACCCAGTTTGCCGACCAGTGCGAGCGTTCAATAAAACACTAATACTATGAAATTATATAAATATAGAGCTGATATATATAGAGATTTGTTGACTCTTGTCAATAATCAAATATATGCGCCAACCGTACAGAATCTTAACGATCCAGCTGAAACTATGGTCAATGATAGTAAGATATATGAAGTTTTTAACCTCATAGAGAAAAGTGGACTTCCTATAAATATAGCAAAAGATAATTATGCAAAGATAATAGCACAAGCTAGAACTAAATTGGGAATATTCTCTTTAAGCAAAACAGTCTTTAATGAATTACTATGGGCATATTACGCTAATGGACACAAAGGTTTTTGTATTGAATATGATTTTGAACAGCTACAAAAATCTTTTCCAGATGGACTCTTGCAAAGTACTTTTGAAGTTCAATATAATAATGATACCCCAGAATTTTCAATAAATAGTATAATTAATTATTTAGAAAATGATGCACAATTTGTAAAATGCATAATTGCTACTAAATCAATGGCATGGGAACGTGAAGAAGAAATTAGAATAACTTTATATTCCTCTGGCTTATTTGAAATATCACCCGAATCTGTCACTGGGATATATTTTGGTCTTCGAATGGCTGAATCCGACAAAGAACTGGTAAAAAACTCTTTGAAAGGTCGAAATATAAAGTATTATCAAATGAAGCTAAAGCCTAATAGCTATCTATTAGAAGCTGAATTAATTAAATAGAGTACTAAAATTAAGATGGAGGAATGAATGATGAATATTGGAATTTTGATAATAGGTATAATCCTGATAATAGGAGAGTTAGTTTTAGGCTTAATCTTATTATTTGGACAATCATATGTAAAAAAGAAAGGAGAACATGTTGCAGATAAAGAAGATTCGCGTGGAATTGCATATGAGCAAGAAAAAGGAAAGCAATTGGCTACACAAGAAGATCTCAAAAAAGTTACTGAACTTATTGAAAACATCAAATCAGAGATTAGAGATATTTCATACAAAAAGCAAGACAAATTTATCCAATTCAAGGAAGCAGTAATTGATTTTAATCTTAGCGTTCGATTGTTGGTTGAATACAATATTAAAGATATTTCTGTCACAAACACGATCTCCCCTAGTTCTGAAAAAATAAGGAATAAGCTTAGCGATTTACAATTTAGATTTGGGGAATCATCACACCTATTAGGAAAAATATCCATTTACTCTGAAAAAGATGACGAAGAATGGGTTGCAAAGATGCACCAAACATTTAATAAAATCCTCCCTCTATATAAGCTAACTATAACTATGCTAGATTCATGCGCATTATGTGCTGATAATATTTTGAAATTTAGAAATGAGAATGTTGATAGCATACATATATACAATGATTACAATAACATAATAAATCAATTCGTTCCGAAGCGAAATGAGATAGAAAAAGATGCCCACAATGCCATCAATGAAATAGAAGCACTGACAAAAGAAAAACTCAATATAAAATACAACTCGTAGACAAAAAATAAGAAGCCGGATTTCTCCGGCTTCTTATTTACTCTCTAATCATCTCCCTGACTAGTTCCCTATTTCTCGGATCATCTGCATTTATCACTTCTCCTGCACCTTTTCCAAGTAGTTTTCGTTCATCCTCACTCAAATAAATAGTAGTGATAGCATCAGCCATGAGCATCTTTAAATTGGCATAGCTGATTCCCCATACGACATAATCCATCGTCCATCCGTAACGCTGACAGGCAAAGTCTATCAATGTTCCATAGGTACTATTGCCCCCGAAAGTAATACTATTATTATCTTTCTTAACTGCAGCTATTCTGTTACGCTCTAAGCGTTCTTTATCTATCCCGAAGAACTTGATAAACTCTTCTGTATTATCTCCGGATAGAACGATTGTAAACATGGTAGCAAGCTCCTCCACTTCCAATTCTGAAAACTCTTTTGTCCGCGCCTCTATCTTAACACTATCAAAGACATCCTCCTTCCGGTTGAACGTAAAGTTAGACAGTATTCGGCAAACGACCTCTTTCTTTTCAGTACATAATCGAATGGCTTCCAAATATGGATTAGTAGATACCAATCTAGCATCAGCTCCCAAACTCTTGAACAATCCTGCAAGGTGATAAGTCATCCCCAACGTAGGAGGATATAGGTAAAATTGCTGACTACCAATATTGAAACCAATAGGTCTCTCAATGATGGTATCAGCAATGTTCATTTCAAGCAATTCTTTATCTTTCATAATGCTGAATAATTAAAGAGTGCTGTTGAAAGCACTCTTTTAAAAACAATATTCTCAACCCTCTGGAGCAGTAGGTGCTGTATATGGTTTTACTTGATTACCCGTAGCTGGTTTCAAGACATCAGCCGTATACTTCCACTTCTTACCTTCAGCCGTGTCAAATGTATCTTCTACTGACACAGTAGAGCGTTCAATCAAGAACCCTTCACATTCAGGATTCTCCGGTGTCAAACGGAAAGCATACTCATCTGCGACTACCCCATCTTCGTCTTCAATAGGCTTAGTACGTCCTTTAGCAGCACGAATTTCGAACTCAAACGTATAAGTGTTCTTTGCATACTTAACAGCTTCATTCTCACCGCCTTCGACTTTAGCTTCTTTCTTCTCACCTTTGGTAGGTGTCAACTTTGTAGAGTTTTCTACCGGATCATACGGTAACTTAGTCCATGTCGTAGGTGCAGCGCCATCAGCACCGCACTTACCGAATTCAATTGAGGGTTTACCCCATGATAATTGTGCCATAATCTTTTATTCGTTAGATATTTGAATTAATAATTTATTATTGATGAAGTGCTCGTCTTTACCGCTCACTTCTAATACACGCTGTTTGGAGCCTTTGGAATCAACCCGAAAGCCAGCACCTCGGCAATTAAACAGAAGTTCATAAGACATCTTGCAAAGCTCGCGCAATCGGATGGTATTCTCTTCTGCTTGACCGTCCCGGATATAATCAGGAACATATATATTCACGTTAACAAAAGCCTTTTGCATCTGACCACTACCGTTGTCGAGAATGGAAATGACAATATCCTCTTTATCAGAGCTGGTAGGGCGTTTTGTTTTCTTCAACTTCCCGGTAACAGCTTTTTCTAAAGAAGAGCCTTTTATAACCGCATAAATCGCGTCCTTTATTTCTATATCCGATTTCATTTCGCAACTTGATTTCTAAGTTTCTCCATCACATTGTAAAATTCTGCATGTGCTAATAGTTCAGCAGATGCAAGAACAGATTTATTGTCTCTGGCTTCTACAAGTTCGGCATAGTTCATTCCAGCAACAACGATAAGAGCATAACCGTTTGAATACTTCTTCGCACGTTCTTCAGCCAAAGCCTTTCCCGCCCTTGAACCTTCCGAGCCATGAAGTACAGTTCCAAAATCAGAGCTTTTAACAATACGACCATGAGCGACAACCACATAACCTACAGAACTTCTTAGATTACCAGTTTGATTGAACCAGCTTTCTTCTTGTGCTCTATCTCTAGCTTCAGCGACACACATATCACCCAAATTTGAGAGAGCCTGAATAGCTATTTTATCTACCCGTTCAGTTTCTGCTTTAATCAAAGCGTCAATTTCACTCATTGATGTAGTAATTCTTATAGCCATAACTTTGCATTTAGTTGCCCTCTGTGGAATCCTTGAACCTGCTTTTCAGCTACAATAGCCCCATTATTCAGAAGTCGGATAATATCGCCACATTTGAACTCTCTACAGTCCTGATTCAAATAGACTACATACTGATACACATAAGTCTTCCCATCTTCGAAGGCTATTGTATTGGCTTTCCCGTTCGGTTCATATCGGCAGGGAATGCTACCTTCAAATGAAGATGTACCGGGATGATAATCACCGTTATTATCTTCGTAACCTCCAGTGTTTACTTGGTATTGCAATATATGAGGTCTGAACTGTATCATAAATAATCTGCTATATCAAGTACTTTAATCCTATTCCCTAACGCATTGGGTAAATCATACTCACGGCATAATACTGTATAGTAATCCTTAATTCCCTGGATATTCCAAGACATAGAGAAACCACTTTCGCTGATTGAAGTGGCACGGAGTAGGAGAGAGGGGATGAACTTTGCGATAGCCACCGACACCCGCATGCGGTTATCCTCATTCATTTCATCCTCTCCGCTTATCTTCGAGTTCAGACACATATCCAAAAGGTCAGCCTCCGACAAGTTAATGCCGAAGGTTTGGAACTTTTGTTTTATGTAGTCTCTTGCTTTCATGTTAATATGGTGTAATCAGTCGGCTATAGGAAGTATTACTATAATGCGTGCAATACTTTGACCTGTATAGATATCGGAACGGACATTTAGGCACTACGGTTGGTTTGTTCTCAATGGTTATAATTTCAATACTGCATAGAGGTGGAGCGATATTTATCGCAAGAACGTTCATCGGAGCAATAGAAATGACACCAGCTTGAACAGTAGGCGTATCAACAAAGCTAATAGGCGCATCTACAGACTTAGACGGGATTGATTCACTGAAACTGGACGCTTGCACACCTAGAGATGTAAACAGCATCATAAACGAGCAAAACAGAAAACAAATAAACTTTTTCATCTTTTCTTGATTTATAAATTATACATTTGTCAGGGTGTAGTCTCCCACACCCTGACCTTTTACTCAATACCAAGAGCAATTTTTAGTTTGGAATTTGCTTCTTCGTCAAGTTCGGCAACCTTATCAAGAAGAGTTTTCTCCCCCATGTTTCCAGTCACTTGAACACCGATACCCTTCAACGCATCAACCAAACCCTTTTTCTCAAATTCCTTTTCAAAGAGGGAGATTTTAACCTCTTTCTTTTCTTCGGGAACTTCGACCCGTTTAGCGAGTTTGCGACTTTCCAAGTCCTGTACACGGGCTTCATCCTTGATGTCAAAGGAATCTCCACAGTTATATAACCGATGAGTGAATTTATCGCGGAAAACACTAGTCACTATTACTTTCATGCCTGTACAGTTTTAGAGTCCATACAATAAATTCTATCAACATTGTCGATTACAGGAACTACCATAGCCTGAGAAGAAGTAAATTCCTGAAGAGGATCGTTCTTCGCATACTTAGACAATAAAATGAAGTCATCAGCTTCCTGATAGACTACCCCGGCAACCGGTCTTGTCTTTTCTGCAAGTGTGGTCCATACCAAAGAGCCTAACTTTTCATCACAAGTAAATACGGCCGTACCATCCTTCCAGGGTTTGTGAGACTGGCGTACGCCATTAATCTCAGTCTTGATCTTGCGGTTAATACGATGGAGGGTAATACTAAACTTCTTCTTTAAAGTTTCAGTGGCAGAATCCAAGTCCAAGGCCGGAACAGAGGTGCCGACAAACTTATTGATAAAGGCCCATTGTTCTCTAGCCTGCTGATTGGTATAGAAAGCATTCAGCCAAGTATCATCAGCCCAAACGTCAGTAATGGTATTGCTGTCTTCGTCTGCCTTATCCATTACACGTTTGATATCATCCACAACTTTAGCATCTGCACTACTCCACAAAGCAGCAACACCAAACTGATTTTCATCCTTATACCCATAAGATAACCTAATCCCGGTTCCGTTATTTCTCGTTGATAGAGCAACACCAGTAGAAAGGCCGGACAAGAACATATCTTCAATACGCTCCCAAACACCTTCAAGACATCGTGGGGTATCAGCAAAGATTTTATTGATAATAAGATTCACTGAAAGTCCCTGTGCAATCATATTATCAATATCCTTCATCTGCTTTTCAGTCAGGTAAAGTTTCATTCCCAACTTGGGAATATCACCTGTGGCAGTGGAAAGAGAATCACGCTTTTTCAGCGGAAGTTCTGAATCTAAAGATACAACATCGGCAGCCACACGGCTGTAATCAGCTAATATGCTGGCCCACTTCCCATCAGCAGAGAAATCTGGATTAAGCAGATTTTTATACATATAAGTCTGCTTAGTCTTGTTTCTTTCATTTATCTTCTCAACAATGGATAACACCAACTGAGGAAAGAACTTTTGAGCGTACTCGAAATAAAATGATTTTTCCATTATGCTTCCTCGTCTTTTCTAAATTCAACCAAAGGCAACGCTGCTTTCAACGCATCCAAAATAGCATTGTAAGGGTACGGAGCTGCTGCCGGATTAACTCTACCTCGTGTCATGATTGCAGCAAAAGGTTTTGCAGTACGGATAGTACCTTTAATAATACCTGCATAGGAATATCCTTCAGGAAGTGCCGCAAATGCAGTTCCTTCTGCATTAAGGGGCATAGGTTTGTATGTCCCGGCACCATCAGTAATGGCAGGAACACCAGCCTTAATTACCTTCAATGGATAACCGGTCACATCCAAAGAACGCCCACCGTCAATACCGTCAAGGTATTTAGCAATAACGATGTTATCATTTCCTGTGATAATCTCGTTCGGTTCATTGTTTAGATTCACTTTTGTCATCTTTCAATTTTTAATGGATTAAAGAATTTGCAATGTCTGAAATCTGTTCCTTAGACGGTTTTCCGTCATCAAGGACGTGTCCCAGTCTATTGCTTGGTAAATTTGCCGTCTTTAGGTTTGTTGCGACTGTAGTAAGGTGTGAGTTGATTGCTGCTTCATCCGCTTCTGCAGAAATAGCAAACCCCTCTTTGATACGCCATTCGGGGATACCTAACTCTTTGGCTTTAGACAAAATCGTATTGGCTCTGGCAGACTCGGCTTTTTCCTTCTCAAGAGCTTCGTATTTTTCTTGCAAAGCCTTGAATTCCTTCTCGCGCTCGACCTCTTTCTTCGAGAACTCTTCGAAGCGTTTGTCCATCTCCTTTTGCCATTCCGGTTTGTCCTTGTTTTCAGCGGCTTTCTTGGCATCTTCCTCAGCTTTCTTTCTCTCGGCTTCTGCTTTCGCTTCGTCTTCGGTCTTTTTAGCGTCAGCTAATGCCTTTTCACGTGCTGTTGTTACTCGTTTGTCAATTCCGCTTTGAAGACCTGTCAAAAAATCTTTTTGAGCGGCAACGACAACACTAAGGTTTTCGTCAGTTACAAGTCCTATTGCTGCAAGTGCATTGGCGTGTCCCTGCAAAATTTCATCACTTAACCCAAGGGCTTTATACTCTTGTTTTAAAGCATTGAAAATCTTTTCTTTCATATTGTATAAATATTAATTTGTTAGAAGTTTAATTTGTGAAAGTAAAAATACCACCAATACAGATAATTAGTTAATATTTAGACATTCCATTCACAACAAGTTGACTATTGTTGTGAATACGGTATAAAAGTAGTGAGTAAGTGGGTGAAAGGGAGATTATTGGATGGTTAAGAATTTACTAAGAAGAGATTGTGAAGAAGTAGAATAAAAAAGGCGTGAAACCAATGGAATCACGCCTATACTTAGATAAAACTATTTATTTCTCCTTCGAACTCTTAATCTAACCATCTCTTTTCTTCCGTATGGAGTTAATATCCAATAGGAATACGGTCCATCAGTTTTTAACAAATCTGTTTCTATCAACCCGAGAGACATGAGTTGAATTAAGATTGTCTGAAAACATTCATCATCTATTGTATCAAAGCCACCTAAGTTTAATTTAGAATGCAATATTTCCATAATTTGCTCTTTAGACTTTGGTGTTAACAAACTATCAGATAAATACAGAAACAATTTGTTCCATGTTTCTTCAATAGTATAATACCCTACATTTAAACAGCTGCAATCAAACGGGTCTTCACTATGAAAATACGCTACATCAAATTTATCCTCACCATGTTCTAAATCCTCAATATCAACTGGTGCACTTGCATCTATTTCCTTAATCCTAGACAATAAATAATCTTTTTCTTTTTTAAGTTGAAGCAATTCTTTATTCGCTTCAGCAGAAGAAACTTCATCTGCTTTAACCCATCCTATACGAGGATGGATTTTTATCTCATTATTTAATCCTAACACTACTTGGGACGCCAATTCATCAGCATTACTCCAAAATTTACAAGACTTCTTTTTTACACATAATTTAAAATTTTCTAGCTTATAACGTTTAGATTGTTCTTGCTCTATTTTGGTGCCAGGCAAAGATTCGGGATTCTTATGCACAAACGAAATGACTGGAACTCCTTGCTCAATTGCATATTCAAACTCCTTTTGGGTATAGCTCTTCCCTGATTCTTCTTCAATAGAACCATAACGACCTGCAACTATAAGAACATAGTAGTCACACTCCCGAATGAGGCTCTTTATAACCTCCCATTGTGATGAATCAGAAGCATTAAAATATTCCATTCCGACAGGAAAACAATTCATTTGTAGAAGAGCCTCCATCACTTTTTTACGTTCTTCCTGTAAATCCTCGTATGTTGAGCTAACAAACACTTGATATTTCTTTTCCATAGTAATTTTATCGTAAATATAAATTTCAGTTACTTTTCTTATTTGTTGATTTCAGTTTTTTTTAATCGAATAATGTTCCTCTTCATACTCAATAACCAACTCAGATAGAATCCTTAACTCTATCAATCTCGGATCAGTCAATGGAGTTTCATCATCTGTCAAAGGAAGAAGTTCTTCTATTCTTTGACAGATTGCATCATGTTCTACCTCATTTTCTATCTTAGCCATCACATAGCTGGAGTTAACTCAACTGTCAATCCCAATGCGGAAGCGATACGATAAAAAGTAGAAACTTTTGGTTCCGTTCTTCCTGTTTCAACACGGGAAATATAAGACTTATTAGTTCCGATCTTTGCAGCAAGTTCCGCCTGTGTCATATTAGCTTTCTTTCTGGCTTCCTCAATTAGTTGACCTGTAAAGAAAGCATTAGCTCTATCCTCAGCAGCTTTACGCTCCGGGGTTCCTTCTTTGCCGAATGCGGCATCTAATTGCGCATCGACATCAAACATCTTTAGTTCTTTTTCGCTCATAATATTCTTTCTTTAATTTTAATGCTTTATCTATTTCTTTATCGGGCGTTTTCTGTGTTTTCTTCTGAAAGCCATTGAATAAAATCACAATCTGTCCTTCATCAAAACAGAAGAAAATCCGATAAATATTACTTTGCCACTCAATTCTTAACTCAAACAGGCCGTCTTTAATAGACTTCACATATTTAGCAGATAGCCTGTCTACGGTCTTTAACATGAGTAAACCGTATAATACCTTTTCTTGCGCACCTTTGTTCAAGGTGTCAAAAAAATCTTTATAGTAGTTTTCGTATGCTATTATCTTTCTGTTCATGTAGCAAAGATAGTAAAAGTTTATCAGTTGAGCAACTTTTGCGAGATGAATTTTAGCCAATAAACAAAAAATAACGGCAACTCTATCGAATCACCGCTATCCAAAAGAAGGCCTAACAGCCTTTACCTTTTTTCTTTGAACCTTTCTTCTTTCCCATGATTAAAATGTTCTATTTATCCTATTAGAAAATTATAACCCTCGTAATTTTTATGACTAAGATGTCGGCTGATGTTCTTTTTCACTGATTTTTTTCTTTTCTGCCGCTTCTCTTAGAATCTTTTCTACCTCTTCATCTGGCTTATCAGTTATACCCAAGAGCCTAACAGCGGTATTCAATGATATTATTCCATTGGAATAAGCACTACCAATAGATGACCACCGAGTTTGTCTGTCTTCTTCAAATGGTTCTTGAAACTCAAACGAGACAACCAACTCGTCAAGGAGCTTCGCTTTATCTGGATGAAGGAATTTCAATACTGATATAATAACCTTTACTTCTCGGTCAACCAAGATGTCATATATCTCAAGATTCTTCAACCGCTTGATATAGCCGATAATCAAAGCCCTCTTTATGGCTTCTCCCGAAAGAGTACCCATACCTTTCATTCCTTCAAAAGACATATCAGGGGTAAGGGAGTCTTCGAGGATAGATGATTTCAAATCTTTCTTCTCGGCTTCACGTGTTTCAGAAGAAAGAGGAGGGTCTATGTATTCAAACTTAGAATCTTTCCCATAGTACTGAATCAATGTACCTATTGCATCCGGATCTTTTAAGTTTTCGATAACATCTGCTGTAGCTGCTGCCATAGGATCAGAGAAATAGTTATTGATATCTCCGGTTTTAGAATCAAGCATTTCCTCTCTTTCTGCCCGATGTTGCACACCCATCCAAGCCTTTTCCTGCTGATAGAATATAATGTTTATCTTTCCAGTAGGGTTCTGGTAAGTCTCCACTTCCCATCCCACTGTTCCCTTTTTACAGTTGAAATAAAAGTCTTTAGTTTGAATATCCCAATGTTGCACGGACTTACCTGATGATTTAACGGAATACCCGAAAGCAAAGGCAACCAATGTGCCAAACTGGTCAAACAAAGGTCTTAGTTTATACCCTGTGGAGCGGGCCAGCACAACCACCTTGACTTCTGCCTGGTTACTTTCGTTCCTGTATAGATGATAAAGCTTTGCACTCTCTGTTTCCGCTCCGGCAAGCCTCTTTACTTTGCGCATGGTGACATTAAACCTCGTTTTATCAATGAAGTCAAGAAACATCTGATAAACATCATCATTGCCGTTTTTCTTTTCCCACTTAATCGGTTTACCAAGAAGAAAGAATAATTCTACTTCATTGATGAATTGCTGCCTGTTCCGGGGAAGCTTCTCGCTGATATACGGGTCTTTGTTCTTTCTGAACTTATTAGGACGCTTCATAACCTTGTGAAGTTCCGGCTTGTACTCACTTAAAGCGATATCCACTTCATCCTCCCTATTCTGCATCAGAGCGATGGCTGTACTAATATCACCATCCTTTATAAGTTGGAATATGTCTCTCTCAACACCCATTGAGTTAAGGGCCTTATTCCTGAATAGTGTTAATAATTCCTGTATATAATTCATAGTCTGTAAATTTACCAAATTCCTAATTCTTCTTTTGAAACTTTTTGTGACTTTATTATCTTACCAAGAAGCTCACCCAAAACCCAGTAACGAGCGGCATCTATTCCGTGATTATCATGGTCTTCCGGCTCGTTGATATAGTTTCCGTCTTTATCCTTTGCCCATACATATTTTCTATACTCTCTTTGTAAGTTATACGAACGTTTGGTTATGTATATTTCATACTCCTTCATCTTATCTATACCCGCTACAACAGAACCGGGGTATTTACTTACAGCATATATCCTCACACCTCCGTTATGAATCTCTTGAATGGTTCTTGGGTCTGCACTATCAGCTATAGTTTTTAATCCCCAAGGGCGTATAGATTTAACAATGTCGGATGACAGCAGTCCAGTTCGATAGTCTACTTCATCAAGATATAGGCGATTATCAATAACTCCACACCGAATTGCTGCCGTTGGATCATTGGTGAAACCAAAGTCAAGACCTAAACCGACTTTTTTGCATTCCTGCGGGAATTCGTCAATAATACCCCACTTCTTGAATACAGCACCCTCTGCCACGTCAGCCCAACGACCGATAACCACGTGAGCATACTTTTCAGGATTCTTCTCTTTCATTTCCTGCACTTCCCGAAGGAACTCAGGAGAAAGGTTCTCTAAGTTGTCAAAGTAGGTAGTGTGAATATGAAGTACATTCGGATGGGTAGAAACCTGAACTTGCACACCGTCAATCTCTACGAGCTTGTGAGTATTCTCGATGTACTTTTTATAAATGAAGTGATTAGAGTCGCAGGGGTTCATTATGATGATAATCCGGTTCTGAATCCCCTTTTTACGGATGGAGAGCATTATCTTATCAAATTCTTCTTCATTCGTCCACTCTTCCGCTTCATCACAGACGAAAGTAGTAATCCCCTGAATAGATTTTAGTTTTGCCGTCTGATTACCGGAAGAAGTCTTGATGCCTCGAAACATGATACGGCTATTAGTCATTTTATTGACTATATCCGTCTTGGTAGTCTTGAAATACTTAGTTGTTCCGTCTAGTTCTATCTTCTCCATCATTTCCGGGATGATAGACATACCAGCGGAAACCATCGTGTAACGGGTGTAGAGAACCTGATGCACTATCTTTTCGGCTTCCGTCATTTCAAAGGTCAGACGTTCAATGAAGGTGGAAGCATTGAAGGATTTCCCCGAATTATGTGTCACAGTGCCATCTGAGTGCAAATAGCGTTGATTTCCATCAAGACAGATACCACACCAATCGCCCATGCCAACTGACTCTATTGAAAGCTGAGATAGATGCCAATCCTTATTTTTACGCACTTCGTCTTTATTGATTTTCTTCCTTGATATCTTGCACGGGATTCTCCATACATCTCCGTTTATGAAAACACGATATACAAAACCGCAATCCTTACCATTACATCTTGCCAGCTTTTTATTGATACTTGTCCTAAACCCAAGTGTGTCGGCAACATATTTTATTTGCTTTGCAAGTTTCTCATTCTTTTGAATAATCTCATACCCATTCCTAAGCATACAACCATCCGTATCTATAAGTCCTGCAAGCAAATCAAGCCTTACATTTTCGCTATTTGATATATAATCTTGTGGAATATGCTTATTACTAATCAAATTATATTCACGCAGAGTGTCCATTAATGGATTTGTCAGACCTCCGTTCTTTGCAAGTCTATAAGTTATGGCATTTCCTCTTATCCCATTTATGGCTAATCTCATATTATTTCTATCCGCATATTCTCGCAAATAGTCTTTTATCTCAAAATCAGCGGTTGTTACTTGAGGAAACATGCTTGTTCCATCACCCAACCACACACCAAGAAGATAAGGCTCAATGTTCACATATTTTTCAATGTATGGTATTGAGTTTGATTTATAGCCACGGAAACGGTCTCTGAAACGCTTACTTTGATTCACAAAGTCGGTAATGCGCATATCCAAAAACTCAGGATAAGCGGTATATCTTCCATCTCTAATTGAATCTCCACTCTTTCTTAAGCTTATTATATGCGCATCATTCACAAAATAATCTTCCGCACTTGTTTGCTGGACACGAAACATTTCACTTTGTCCTCGCATCGTCCCAATTACCTTTCGTGGGCATCCATCATCACCCATGACAAAATCGCCTACTTTAATATCCTTGATTTGCTTTACCGTCAAATCAGACATTATTACTTCTTGCGTGGGTGTTTCACATCCACGACCGCCAGTGATAAGGATAATGAATTTCTCATTATCGGTGTAAAGGGGGTGATATATCGCTTGGGGTTCTATCATTTCAGTTTATCTTTAATCCAGGAATCAATACTGATACCGTGTTTTATGTCGGTAGGAATGTCAGCTTCTTCATCCTGCTTACGTTCAACCTTTCTCCAATCTTCATCGTAATGGTAGAGCCAAACAGACTGCGCCTGCAAACTGGGAGCCAGCTCACCTTCTACAACTTGAACTTCTTCTTCACCTGTCAGATTTCCGTCCCTATCCTTTATCTTTCGTATAGTGGTACTTTTCGTCTTGACACCCCCCAAAGCCATAGCTAGGAACTTTGCCCGGACTGTTGCAGTTATGGTCGCTCGCCCGCGCGTTAATACTTCACTTAATTCAGAGTACTGACTTTTCTTCTCACAAAATGTCTGTGGGGCCAATCCTACAGCAAAAGCAATTTCCTTATCTGTGAATCCCTTTTTTGCATACGATTCTATGAGAGAAAGAAAGTCTTTATTTGTATAGTCAAACTTAGGCTTTCTTCCTCCACGACCTTTTGTATTTTGAGATTCACTATTATTCATAAATTTATCCGTTACTTAATCCCCTGCTCGAGGTTGTTTTTTCCATCCTGCTTCTTGTATTGATAAAAGCGTTTCGTACTCTCAACTCATTCCTTAAAGCATTTCTTCCAAGCATGTGCTCACTGTTTCTCAATCTTTCATATTGATTTTCGAGTTGTTTCACCGTCTTTCTTCTTCTGACTCGGCTTTCCTCCTAATTTTAAGTTATTAATCTATTCTTTCAATTTGCTCATCAAAGACTTCCCCCTTGATAAACTTCATATCCGGATCATAACCGAACCGTTTGCAGAAAGCCGCTTTAGCTTTATAGGAATCAAAGGATAACATTACATAAGCATCCATATTCTCGGCTTGCTTTTGTGCGTTCTCCTTGACTTGTTGCTTGACTTCTTTCATGTGGGCTACTTTTTCGGCACGTTCCAACTGTTTGGCGGCTTTATCGGCTTCTTTCTGTTCGGTGACAGGTGACATCATATCAGACAAAGCATCAGCAATGGAGCTTTCTTCTTCAGTCTGCAACAGATAATCAACACCAATCATGTTTAGGTCAGCATCAGTCAGACCTGCGTCTTTCCAATCAATATCAGGAACAATCTGCGCAAGAGCGTCGAAATCCCAGGTACCTTGTGCATTTGGGTTATTCATCAGAATATTTAGTTCCTTCTCCTGTTTTTCGTCCACGTCTATCACATCGACCCGGATGCGGTAATCGTTATCGGGGAACTTCTGCAATTCATCCATGACAGACAAACGCTGATGTCCGCTGACTACGGTCAATCCAGTACGCTTGTTCACGACAATTCCACCGACCAACCCGAATTTCTTGATACCACGTTTTAATGTCTTTCGTGATTCATCGGAAAGTTTTCGAGGATTATAATTTGCAAAGTGAATGGCAGAACGATTTAGTTCTACCGATTCGCTCTTTATGTACTTACTTAGTTCCATGTTATCCGTTACTTAAACCTAATCCACCACTGCGTCCTTGACGAGCAGACCTTGAATATTGTTGGTACACGCTTCCGTTTCTTGCATAATTTAAACGGCTAAGGTTACGATACATGGCACCGCCAATACTGTTAATTCTTGCCTGCCTTCCTGGATTACCAGCTGCAGCATTACTCAAACGATTGGTTTGTACGCCTATATCGGCAGCACTTTTCATTCTTCCTCTTCTTCTATTTCTGACTCGGCTATTTGTTTTTTATTATTATACTCAAATAAAATTCTTTCACTCATAGGAAATACCCGATAGATTCGTTGTAAATCCTGCGGATAGTTCTCTTTTAACCAAAGCATACAATCAAGATTAAAACCCACTCCTGAACTGGCTTTTAAAGAATATCTAACTGGTTCTGGCAATCCATGTTGTCTCATGTATGCAAGAATATCCATTTGCGTCCAGTCAGCCAAAGGATAACATAAGCCGTTGTTCTCATATCCGTTAGCTTCATACCCTTTCAGCATCAAACGTCTATTCATGCCATCGGCTTTCTTCATCCCCAAGAACGTGTAATAAACTCCATGGGCAAGTTGCATAGCTTTTACCACATCAGCAAGTTTCAGCAGCTTCACCTTTGGATTAGGGACACAATACAACCCGCCACGAAGAATGTAAGTAAGATTCCAGTGAGGCGCTTGCACAAACTCAATCTTTGGATATTTGGCTTTAGTCCAGCCAATCCATCGGTTTATGTGCTCCAAGTCTTTGACGAAGTACATAAACACACAAACGATCCGATCAAACTTTGGATAGATTAAATCAAGTAAGACAAGCGAATCTTTACCCAAGGATAAAAACAGTAAAGCCTCATTCGATTTTACCCGAATGAGGTCTATATACCGGTTCGCTTGCTCTACTTTATTCATAGCTAACCACCAGATAATCCAAATGAAACACGAAGATCACCGTAACGTTGTCTACGTGAACCTAACTGGGTGGCACTTGCCGTACCCCTACGATTAGCAACTAATCTACCACCAGCACCTGCGCCATTCATATTTCTGCGCGGTCCGGCTACTCTGTTTACTCTTCTTGCGACTCAGCAATAATTTTTAAATTAAACAATCAATCTATATGTTTCTCTAATACCTCGCCTAAAGTATAGTCCATTTGGGCTGTAAGGTATTCTTCGCCTTGGTGTTCGTAGACAATATCGTTACCATCTTCATTGGTAAGGATCGAAGCTTCTGCACCTTTAACCTCTACAATAGCATAAGGTCGTTTGCCTTTGTACTCACCAGTGAGAAATTTAATAGCATCGTACTTGATAGGCTTTAACTCGATTTCACCCTCTTCGGGAAGTTCTTCATCAGCTTTATATTCTTTACCACCACATAAGTAGGTTATGTACTTTTTTGCATTGGTAGGTCTGATTTCGCGGTATTCGTGCGTTTTCTTACCAGCCAAAATTTCATCGAAATATATTTGCTTAATACTAAGCGTTAGAATGTTCATAATCGTGTCTTTTAAATTAATAATTAAGTAGTTGCGGAAACAGGACTCGAACCTGTGACCACCGCCAAGTCAAAGCGGTAAGCTAACCAACTGCTCCATTCCGCGATATATTTCTTTTAAGTATATAATTCAATGTGCCTTTGCTACTTATCGAATATTTTTTCATAAGCTCTCTATAATTAGAACCCTTTGAGTATTCTAATTGAATCTGTTGTGCTAATTCATCTGAGTATTTTTTAATTGCCTCTGATGCTTTTTTAGCGCAGCGCATTCTTGTTTCTTTAGCCTTATCCATCGCATTTTCAAACGGTGTACCTATTGCTATATTCTCATACGAATTATCAAAAGAATCACCATTTAAATGTCTAACTTCAATGCCTTTGTCAAAAATAGCATCACCAAATTTTTGATAAGCCTGCAATCTATGTACATAGACCTTGATAACTTTCGTTTCACTCACCCTTATGCCAATATACATATACGGGTCACTGCCACGCGTACCGACTTTTTTACCGCGTGCAGAAAAGGCATTGCCTTGTGAATCGACATAATATCCTTTATCTTTGGCTAATATTTCATATCTGCTCTTCATATTTTAAATATTCACTTCAAAGGTACTATCACAACCAAAGATAACGAAATTTATCTTAGTCTGATACACAACAACTGTCTTATTGTTGTAAACTAAGCCACTTATCACGTTTTTCTCTGCACTTTTCTAAGGTTGCCGCGCAACAGGTAAATAATTCACCACTTTCAGTACGGTAGTCATACTGGTACATTCTCACTCTCTTGCCTTTCAACTTAGCGTTGTAGGTACAGTAGTTCTCTTTACCAGGGGTGCATACACTGCAGCCGTTTTTGTTTATTGAGTTCATAATCGTTTAATTTATTTGTTCGATAAATATGTACTTAGTATAACAATCATAACCATTTGATTTGAAATGGTGTACATAAACACCGTCTACAAATGGATACGGGTAACTCTTAAAAATGCGGTGATATTCTTCTTCGGTGAATACTCTATCTTTATTACGTTCATCTGTAGCAAAAGGTAGATTGTTTAAATCAGGCTGGCAGGCCAAAAATTTAGGGGCATAAATCTGCACCTGTATTGTACCTATTTTCATAAGAGTGTTATTAAAGATTCATATATAAACAAGTCAGATCACATTCTTCATCGTAGTCGTATTCAAGCGATACGGGTGCAAAGTATTGCTGTATCTTCTTTGCTGCTGTTTCATTCTTACCCTCAAAAGAGAAAGTAAAAGAGCGTTTGCCTCTGACTGTTATTTCAACCGGTATACCTGCTACCTTAGTCATGTTGTTTTCAAGTTCTTGTTTTGTCATAATCGTATATTTAAGCCTTAATACCAATTGCATTTCTCATAAAGTCACTCGCTTGCTCTACTGACATATTCAACTTCTTTTGGATCAGAATAAGCATACAGCTTACTTGCTCTTTTGTATTTAAGTTGCCTTGTACAAATTCTGACATGATGAACTTTTCTATTGTTCTTTGTTTAATTACTGATGTTGCCATAATCGTGTGTATTGTGGTAGCCCGAAGGCTACCGGATTAAACCAAACCCAATCTTTTCGCAATGTAAGCGTCATGATTAATCTCGCCATAAGAGGCATATTCATTCGGGCTGTTTCTTTCAAGGGTTCTGCGATACTCATCGCATAATTCTTGCGCCTCAATCTGCGTGAGATTTGATGCTATTAGACACTCTTTGTTGCCAACTATCTCTTGTATGTATACAAACCAAGTATTTTTGCTTTTCATAATCTTCTGTGTTACGCAGGGCTTTTGCCCTGCTGGTTAATACTATTGTTTAATACCGCAAAGTTTTGAAACTTTCAATAGCTCTTTATCGTTCATAAATATGAGGTCGAAGAAAACACCTTCATCAAAAGGTTTATTTTGTAATATAGCTGCTGATTTCATTTCAACCATGATTCTAGTAATCAATTCACCTTTTACCTTATCACTCATTTTTGTTGCCATAATCGTATATTTTTTAATTGTTATTACTTCGTTTTTGATGATGCAAAGATAAAGTAAACTTTATTAAATATAATATATATGATAAAGTTTTATTTATTAATTAAGAATATTTAATAAATTGGACTTTATTAATATTAGGCTGTTTGATAAAGTTTGCATTACTTTGTAGAGTAATCAAAATAAAGTATAGTTTATGGAATTGAAAATAAAAGAAACAATGAATGAGAGAGGTGTTACTTCTGCATGGCTTGCAGAACAAGTAGGCATTTCAAAGGTGGCTGTTAGTAATATCGTAACCGGCAAATCTTCGCCATCACTGGATAATATTCTAAAGATTGCTGATGCTTTGAATGTATCTATAACAGAATTAATAGGAGAAGAAAAAGCTGATAACACTATCACCTGTCCTCATTGCGGAAAGAAAATAAAAATAGAGAAAGGAGAATAATATATGGAAAGTAAAATCTCAAAATTTATGCGTGATGACACGATTGACAAAGACGGGAAGCTGGAAACCATTATGGATTACGTTATATCATGGACGCTAAGAATGGCCCAAAATTCATGCAGTACAGCAGATTCTCTACTATATGAATACTCGCGTGCCATTTTGGGAAAATTACTTCATAGAAATATTGATAATTTGACTAATATAGAATCTGTCAAGGTTGAAAAGCAATGCTATAATATAGATTTATGGGTTAATGTAGTTTTAACTATCAATGAGCAAAAGGAGAAACATGCCATATTAATAGAAAATAAGGCGTATTCTCCTATTCATAATGCAACAGACGAAGATGGAGCTTCTAGGTGTCAACTAGAAGTATATAAGAAAAAATTTAATAGAGACTATGCTAACGATGAAGATGTTATTAAGCACTACTGGTTGATAACATGTCATGAAGAAGAGAAATACCTGAAACCTATTAGAGAAATATGTCAATTGCATGATTTCGAACTTATCCCATTAACCGAACTTCAAGATAATGGGGCTCCGGATACTCAAAGTGACATCTTTAATGAATTTTGGTTAAGGTATTGGTAAACAAAGTATGCCGGAGTTAAGTGCTCCGGCACATTAATTGATTAGCCCTTTGAATTTCAAACGATTTATAATTTCTGTGTAAAGATAGTCTATATCCTCGCTAAAATCACCGTAATTTTGATACAGAAACACAACATCTTCGCAGTTGTTGGAAATTGTACTTTCAGATTGAATGCCAACAACCTTTGCAATTTCCCCTCTTATCCCATAAACAGTCTTTCCACCGGCAAGTGTACTGGGTGAAAACAAGTATAGAATAATAAAGATGAACTTCTTTCTTTGGGTGACATTTTCGAGGCATGGGGGACAATCTCTTTCGTTGAGTATCTCAGCGAATATCTTATAGATTTCATAAATAAGGCTTTTATCAGATAGAATAGGCGTAGATATTGCATTCTCTTCTTCGGAAAGTTCTGATTTCTTGATTCTAATCTTTTTTAAGCGAATAATTCTATCAAAATTCAGTTCCATAACACGATTATTTTAAAAGTAAATAGTATATTTGCATCATAATCGTGTAAGATTTGGGAGAATCAATGCTTGGTCGTGCTGGCAGATTCTCCCTTTCTATTTTAAAGCCCTATTCCTTTTGAGAATGGCTTTATTTTTTTTGTCTACTTCTCTGCTCCATATTGAAGCATTATAGATAGAAGTTGCATATAATCTCAATTCCTCGCTATTAGCAAGAAAATCTACTCGTAATGCCTTTATCATAGATTCAGCATACAAATTTTTGTCAATATTATTATCCATATATCTATTGTTTTAATTAAAGCATAAAAAACCGAATAATCCTTGATAAGAATTATTCGGCATATCAAATTCCTGCTACATCATAGCCCAGAACAAAGAATTAATATATTGTGGGAGAAAGAATGTATACAGAAATGCAACATCAAAATCCTCACATTAGAAATTTAAATGGCTAGTATCTTGCCTTTTATATGATACTATTGTAATTATGGTTAGTTTTATCCAAAAGGTTTATTCTAATTTAATTTCTGTATTATGCGAACAACTACCACATGAGTGTACCTTTTTCTGTGGTTCTCCAAAAAGTCTATTAAGCTCATAGCTATTGATCCATTCCTCAAATTCATCCACTAAATTTTGAACTTTTATAATTCTATGCCCACGCCCTTTTTTTCGAAAATTCAAAAATTTAGTCGGCAAAAATATGGCAGAATCACCAAAATAATAAAAATGTGTTGATAACAAAACATTTATTCCACTTAAATCCCGCTCACTATCACACATATTATGGGCTCCGGCCCTTTGTATAGGAGAATCTCCCTTAGAATAATCATAGATACAATCTCCTCTACGTTCAATTATATCATCAGAATTTATTTGGGGAATTTTAATATGCAACTTAGATCTGCATAGGATATCATACTCTTTAAAAGATAAAACTTCCGTTATTTTCATTGCATAAACCAAAGTATCACCTAAACCTAATTCAAATGATCCAGTTCCAATAACCCAATCACCCACTTGGGCTTTTTTTCTAATGACAGGCTTGCATATTGCCAAAGTACAGACACCACCATAAGGGTTAGGCGCCACTCCATCATCATATCTTAGCACATACGAATAAATTTGACCCATAACACATTTTTTTATAATAATATTATTAAGACATTTTACTTTATAAAGTAATAAGCAGTATTTCCTTCTTATCGTTCCAAATATATACAAAAAAAATCGATATCAGCTTAATAGTACATCATAGTCTATTGAAAAACATATATTTTATTATAAATATATAGTATAAGAAAAAGAAATCTATTTGTTTATGGATTATGTTAGCAAAAACAACAGTTAAACATTTGTTTCTTTTCGGTAAATAGAAAAATAAATCGTTTCATTAAAACAAATTCATTACCTTTGCAACCGTTAATAGATTTCTTAACTAGGAAAATATTAAAAAATTAGAGTACAACATAATATAAAAAACACGGTATCATGATTTTTTCGCTTAGTATGTCAACAATTTTATGCCTTGGCTTAATTATTTTCTGCACACTCATATCCTATGGGTATATCAGAAGATTAAATAGTAAAGGCAAGTTAGTATCAAACCGTCGTTGGGTTGAAAATATCCCTTCAATTATTTCTACATTAGGAGTATTAGGTACATTCTATGGTATCACAACAGGACTTATTTATTTCAATTCTAATGATCTTGACACAAGTATTCCCGAACTATTAGACGGATTAAAAACGGCCTTTTTTACATCAATTGCTGGTATGTTAGGTTCTCTATTTTTGTCTAGAATAACCAACTCATATTTTGATAAAACAGACGGTGGCATTTCAGACGCCAATCATGCAGCATCACAAATATGCCAGGCAGTTCAACAGATGGGCCAAAGTAACATGACCACTCTTAATGCTTTAAGAGAACAAGCTGAAAACCAAGCTAAAGACCAGACTGCATTCTATCGTACTGTAAGTGATATCCTCACCTCCCTTCAAACGTCTTACACAAATACAGAAAATGCAATAAACTCAATGGTTATTTTAGCTCGAAGCCAAGAAGTAGCTCTCAACGACCTTAGAAATAAAGCCGAAAGTGTTACTCTATCTCTGGGCACAGTAGAAGAAAACTCCACCTCTCAAACTGCTGCACTCACAAATATCCAACTACAAACGAAAGATTTATCAAACATTAATCATAACATTAATGAAATGCTTGACGTTCTTTCAGGCATGAGTAGCACCCAAGAAGAAATATCCGAAGAAGTTAAAACGTTTGGAGGAAAACTTCATTCAGAAGTAGTTGAAATTGAGGATAAAATGGATGCCACAAATCATCTTTTAGTTGCTAAATTCAATGAGTTTTCTGAACTATTGAAAAAGAGCAATACTGAAGCCCTTGTAGAAGTAATGAAAACTGTTACAGAAGAATTTCAGAAACAGATGAATGCGCTCATTAATAAACTTATTCAAGAAAATTTCGATCAACTAAACCAAAGTGTAGAGAAACTCAATACTTGGCAACAAGAAAATAAAAACATGATATCCTCTCTTACTAAGCAATATAAAGAAATGGCGAACAATTTTGAAAGTACTTCTACTACACTTACAAAAGTTAGTGATGACACAAAAACTCTCGTCAGTGAAGGTGGCAAGCTCAAACAACTTATTGACTCTCTTAATCAGGTTATTATTGAAGACCAAAAATTTATTGATGTTTCAAATAAACTTCAAGAAACAGCGACTCTCTCAAAAAACAATATGGAACAATTTGACGAATCTACGAAAGTTTTAAATGATTGGGTTCGAAAACAACGTAATTTTGTAGATGGCGTTCAACTTCTTATTGAAAAACTCGACGAACTCAATAAAATCCGTGATTATGGCGAACAGTTTTGGAAAGGTACAAAAGAAAAAATGGAAGAAGGAGTCAGCATAATCACAAAAGGATCTCAAACTCTCAACACACAATTAACTTCACTTGATCGCCAATTTTATAATCGGTTAGGTGCCACACTTGCTGAACTAGACAACTGTATTACTAAAATGGTTGAACACGTCAATAATCGTAGATAATTATGGCTAAGTCTAATGTTTGGATGTCAGTTTCTGACCTAATGACAGGTCTCATGGTTATATTTCTGTTCATAGCAATAGCCTACATCAGTCGTGTAAAACAGAATCAAACTGTACTTACAGATTATATTGAAACAAAAAACGAACTTCACAACAAACTTGTTAAAGAATTCGCTGGTGATACTTTACAATGGCAAATGGCTATTGGCAAAGATCTTTCCATGAAATTCAAGGAACCAACTGTTCTTTTTGCTTCAGGGTCAGCTGATTTGACACCTCGTTTCTGTCAAATCCTCAATAACTTTCTGCCCAGGTATTTCAACATCTTACTCAATGATAGTTTACGAAGCAATATTAGAGAAATTCGAATTGAAGGCCATACAGATAATGTACCGATGCCTAGTTATGATATGGATTCTTATATTGCCAATGTTATTTTATCCCAAAAACGTTCACTTAGTGTATTAAAGTATTTCCGAAAAATGGAAGTTTTCGAAAGATACACTCAAGAGCAACAACGCTTACTTGAATTTTGGTTCACAGCTAACGGGCTTTCTTATGGCAAATCACTTGATAGTAATGGTGATTATACTATTACTACAGGTAAGGAGATTGATAAAGAAAAATCTAGGCGTGTAGAGTTCCGAATAGTTACAAGTGGCGATGATATACTTGAAAACTTCGTGAATAAAAATAAAAACTGATATCTATGAATACTGAAGAGCCTTTTTACCAGTTTGATCGTCTAAAATCGCAACTTAGGACTATGGGGATCGAGATTGGAGAAGCATCACCATGGACCCCAGTAGGAACAATTGAAGTTCTTCCTGAAGATATTGGAACAAAAATAAAGTTTGAAGAAAACGGCATCTTTTACATTGATGACAACAAGATAGAACATCAAGGTTTCATGTATAAGCGTAATTTCTATTTTCATGATTATGGAGAAGCAATGCCAAAATTTCATATAAGAAATTGCGAGGCACTTCAACTCTATGGCAAAGATGCTTATCGTTTTGCAAACAATGAACCTATTAAAGTCTTTGCAAGAGATAGAGCAGTTCGCCATGAAGTAGAAGTTTCCGGATTACAACTATGTAACTATTGTGCCAATATACTTGCTGGAGAATTAACTAATAGAATTCATAATTCCACTGATTTTGTAGAGTTCCTCAAACAAACAGAAGGAATTTTCCCTGATGAAAATGGAGATGTTGATGTTGACATCTTTGGCTATACCAAGAATTGGGAACAAATAAGTCATGCGTATCGTTCTTTACATCAATTTACATGTGAACGATGCGGTTTGCAAATAACTAACCTTTTTGATCAACATTATATGCATACCCACCATAAAAATGGAAACAAAATAGATAATCGAGAGACTAACCTCGAATGTCTTTGTGTTCGTTGCCATTCAGAGGTAGATGATCGGCATAGAAAACGTCTTAGTACTGGAGCAAATAGGATTATACTAGAAGATTTCAATGAGAAGTACCCTTCATATAATAAATATATTTTAGAAGACAATGATTTACCTTTTTAATATGCCAATTCGAATCACCTAAAAAGTTCAAACTCATCTTCCTGACCTATTCGATCAACAGGGAATGTTGCAAAGTTATGAGACAACTTCTTCTCTTTTAATATCAGATACCTTATGTCTTCGAATAGTCAACTCTCTTTGGGGAACTTCTATTTTCCTACGAGTTATATATCTATATTTATCTTTATAATCATTCATATCTTTCTTGTTTTACTCTAATTAAAATGCACCTCCATCACAGGCGTAAAGAATAATTGCTACTATTCTATCACTTTTCATTCTTCCATTTTCGCCTACTCCATCATTATCATCCTTATCAAGTTTCAAGATGTTTAAATTTCCATCAGCAAAGAGAGTTAGATTCTTAGGTCTCTTTCGGATTAACTTCTTCAGCTCCTTAATCCATTCCTCTTCTTTCTTCGTTAGTTTGATTATTTCCATAATGTTCCTTATTGATTTGAGTTGAGTTATTCTTCATCAATAAAAATTTGCCTCTTATTATCGGGCCAGCCTTTTCGGATCATAGTTGATATTTTCTTTTTCTGAAGATTATTGAGAGCTTTTTCTTTAGCTTCCTTCTTATCTTTAGCGGATACTATAAATTCAAAAGTGTCTAATTCAATCGTTACACGATATTTTTTCATTTCTAAATTATTTTACGTTAGTTTATAATGCTAATTTTGGTTCTCGCATAGCCTGTAATACACGTTCACAGGCTGTATAATAATGCTTTCCCAAATTCTCAAATCCGATAAAATGTCTATTAGTGTTTATACAGGCTACTGCAGTGGTACCACTTCCAATACAATTATCCAGGACGGTTTCACCATCATTGGTGTAAGTCATAATTAGGTACTCCAAAAGCTTCACCGGCTTTTGGTTAGGATGAAGCGAAGAGTTCTGTGTGTCTGTTTTGAAGACTTGTATACTACGCGGATACCTTTCTGTTGAATCATAATGGTAATCCTGATTCATTGCTCCGTACACTTCTGTTTGGCAGTTTTTTGATCTGAAAGTTTTTTTTCTTTCATGACCAGATGTTTTTTGAGGATTATAGGTACATTGCTTTTTGTAGAATACACTAATCAATTCATGATTACGGAGAGGTTGCTTCTTAGCATTTAGAAAGCCAACCCCTTTTATCTTATCCCAAACCCAGTCGTATTTGTACCACTCAATATTACTTAGTCTTAAATAGCTGGAAAAGGGTTCCGCACCAAACAATACAATAGCCCCATTGTCTTTAATGATGCGTTTGTATTGTTCCCATAGAGGTTCAAACGGAATTATTATATCCCATTTACTTTGAGTGGTACCGTATGGAAGATCGCATATTATAGCATCGACACTTTTATCTGGAATACGTTTCATTCCTTCGATACAATCTTCATTGTATATTTTATCTAATTCAATCTCGCACATATCCTGTCTATTGAAATAATGTTTGTTGGACTTGCGACAACACTAGCTTATTCGCATCAGCAAAGAACTTTTTCTTTATCTCGAATCCGTATGCTTTGCGTCCTAGTTGGGCGGCAGCTAGTAAAGTAGAACCGCTTCCGGCACATGGATCAATAACTACATCACCTTTATCAGTGAATATTTCTATTAACCTACGAAGTAATGGTACTGGCTTTTGGGTATTGTGAACCTTCGGTGTTTCATTATCCTGTACCCAATCAAAGCAATTGAATATCATCCGTCCGTCGTTGTTAAACTTTGGAAGCTTGTCACGATACAACAAAAGACCATATTCGCAGTTACCAACCACTTTCATGTTTGCTTTTAAAACCTGCGATGAAAAGTTTTTTCTAAATACAAGATTTATGTATTTACCCAAACCGTATCTCTTACCAAGTTCGATATATCGGAACTGGTCTTCAAATTCACAAAAGATTATCATACATGGTGCACTTTTTTTAGTCTTAGGTTCTTTTACAAGCATTTGGCTACAGAAGTGCATAAACTCTGCCGGGCGAAAGTCTTTATCGGTATCAAAGAATTGTTTGCCCGCCTTATCACTTTCTCCGTTCTTATTATCACCATCCACATACCATGAGGGATTAGAGGCATAAGCATTATTTCCTAAATTGTAAGGGACATCAGCTATAATTAGTTGAGCTTTAGGGATTCCATAAACTTTGTAGTTCTGGAAATGGTCATTATATAGTTCGACTTCTTTCATATCTTACTAATCTTGATTTAATTAATATTATCCATCAGGTGGGCCGCTATCGCATAAACCACCAGGTAAAATAAGATGTTTACTCCTAGGAGAAGGAGGATGTTTAGAAGTATTCTCATGACTAATCCGGCTTCTTATTACTTTCGAAAATATGAGCGAATGTACTTTTTTCATCTGATAGATCGAGTTCAAGTTGTGAAGGGTGACGTTTGATGTAATTATAAAATGCGAACATCTTCTTGTCATCGTCACCGCAGCGGTCTACCAACAGCCGGATGAAAGCCAAAAGGCAATCGGAGTCGTTTCCGAAGTTTTCCTGTGTGGATAGCTGGGATTTATCCACATCTTGTTTCAATTTACGGATCGCGGCTATTGCTGTGTTGAAATTGCGTTTTGCATCGTGGCGTAACTCATAGCCTTGCTTTCCCATTTCGCTTCTCAAATCATAGAGAAGGGTTTCTACGACATCTGTCAACACATAGGTTAAGTTGAGAGTCGTATTAAGATTTGTTGTTCCTATTAACATGATTTTATTTATTTCTTATTTGGATAAATCCACGATTTTCTGTCTCTCTAAGGAGTTCAATATCTTCTTCCTTGATATCGCAAGGAGTTTCACCGTTTACGGTAGTATAGTCCGGGATATTAAACTTATCCCTGATTTTCTTTTTGATTCTAGGGATGTCTTTAGGATCAAGATGCTTTGTTTTCCAATAGATAGTTACTTTCATGATTCTTGCTTATTATAAAACTCTTCTAATTGCATTTTCTGCTTTTCAAACTTTCTTTTGGATAGCTCATCCATTAGACTATTAGATATACGCAAAGCATTGATAGCAGATTCATCTCCAGATGCTGCACGCTTTTCAAGTTCTGTTCTATATTCTTCATAGAACATGCCGGATATAGGCTTTAACTCATCCGCTATATGTGATTTATGCTCATTCCAAGACTGTGTGTCGGCAGCAGCACATCGCTCCTTATTATACTCACGAAGCCAACTCATAATCACCTGCCCATCAATACGATTGTATATTCGTCCGTATTTCATCTTCATGGCATTTTTGAAACAGAGTTTCAAGTCGTCCATTTTGAAGTATGGATATTCCTCCATAATCAAATCAACGGTCATAGCTACTTGAATATCAGACATAGTTTCAGTAGCATTGAAAAATTCCAAAGCATCGGCAAGCAAAAGAACAACGGCGGCTCTTGACTTTGTTTCCCCAAGTATCCTTGTAATTGTTCCTATTGCTGGTTCTGAACTTAAAAATACATCTTCAATCGTTTTGGGGCGAAGCATCTTGCAGTATTGCTCCGGCGAGGTTTTTAAGGCGACCAACCGACTCTCTTCTTGTGGCAGCAGTATCAGTTCGTTTTCCATTGTAATTACCTTCTAAAATTTTAGTATAATTTGCTTGTTTAAATATCCAATCAAAATCACATTTCCAATTGCGGTCATTTCCTCCAAGAAGAAAGGGACTCTGAAGAACAAGATTAAAAGCTGTTCTGATGGATTCTTTGCCATATTGGGATATCCGGGCTTTAACGGCTTTCTTTCTAGCCTCGGTCATTGACTTTATCTGCTGAAGTTTGTTCTTGAATGTAGAGTTATAGTATTCCATCAATCCGTTGTAATCAACCTTTTCAGAAAGGGAGGGCGAAGAAAGCTTGTCTTTCTTTGATACTCCGTTAGGAGTATTTTCTTTCTTTTGATTATTAAGAGATATATCTATATACTCTCTTTCTTTATCTTTCTTTGTATTTGTGCCCTCCGTGTGCCCTAATTTTTGTGAAAATTCAGATTGTGGCGGATGATTATTCGTAGGCTGTGCCGCAAGTTGTGCCCTTAATTGTGCCCATTCTTCTTTTAAACTATTGATTTCCATGCCAATATCTGTGCCCTTGTTTGTGTCCTTTGTTGTGCCGGCATCGTTATATTCGTCATATTTGCACAATGTTATGATATTGATACCTTGTGTACATTCAGAAGTTATCATACCTTCTTTCCGTAGATGCTCCAAAAAAGAACGGACTTTCTTTTCTGACCATTGCCAACGTTTTGCTAAAAATCTGATGGATGCTGGGTATTGCCCACGATTATAGACCACCTCTCGACCTCCGATACACTCCTTTCGGGGCGTTGCATCAAATCGTGCAGATTGTATTAAATCTAACCACGCTTCGCAACTGCTAAATGTCCGGGCTTCATTCCACATTATATTCGAGAAGAACCTGCGGCTTAGTTTTATAAATCCTTTATCGTTTTCCATTCGATTAAAATCTCACGTTTGTTAATTGTCTTCCTTTAGAGCAAACTACCCATTTACCATTACCGCTATCAAACAACCGTAAATCAGAGACTTCGCCAAAACGTTTGATGTTCCCACATAAATCTACGATCCAGCCACATTCTTTAGAAGGGTGGGGGCGAATAGCCCGACCGACTATCTGATACCACATAGCAAGTGACATCGTAGGACGTGCCATAACGATTGTATCAAGCTCTGGATAATCAAAACCCGTAGTAAGTACTCCAACATTAGCAACTACCGGAATTTCGCCTGATTTGAATTTATTAAGTATCATTTCACGGGTAGCCATTGGAGTGTCACCCGAAACAATTGCACATCCTGGTATTGACATCGTAAGCCGTTCGGCTTCTTTCAAGAACCGAGTAAATACTAAAATGCCTTTTCTTTTACCACCTGCTTTGGGGGTCATCAGCCTTTGAACGATATGAACGAGATAACCATAGAAGTCTATCCGTTCATATTCTCGTTGAACTGATTTATCGGTATAGTCGGCACCGGTGGTATTTACTTTCAGGTTAAGTTCATTCCATCCTGAAGGATTCATTGGATAATAGTTTAGCTTCGCCAAGTAGCCCATATCTAATAGGGTTGATACCTGTACATGGTAAATGACCTCTGAAAAAACATGAGACTTTGTCCGGGTGATGAATTTCAGCATAGAACCGAAATTACGACTGGATGATAACCGATAAGGCGTAGCTGTCAGCCCAAGAACCTTACACTTCACCGCATCGAAGAAATCCTTATACATTCCTTCTTTGGGGTTTACCAAATGACATTCATCCACAATGATGTTTTTGAAGTGAGTAAAGAGTTCGGGATGAGCTTTCACAGAACCGATGGTAGCAAATGTTATCCGGTTTATCTCCTTTGAGTTGAAGGAAGCAGAATAGATGCTACAGTCGAGAATGCCGTATGAACATAGTTTTTTGAAATTTTGCTCGAGTATTTCCTTACTCGGCTGGAATACTAAAGTATGGCCCTCAAGTCTTGCAGCTATATCCGCAATGATAAGCGACTTTCCCGATCCTGTAGGCAATACCATGATGGCGTTAGTTTTCTTTGCCTTGTTGCTGAAGAAAGAAACGGCTGAATCAGATGCTTTCTGTTGATAATCACGTAGTTTGTACATTGTCTGCTCTTCTTTCTGTAACGGTTCTGATTCTTCCGAGTTTCATTATCTCATCGCACATCCAAGTATATCCACAGAAACCTTTAGATTTCCGCATTATTTTTTTAGATTCGCTTGGTGTAACATATCTGACTTCCACATTTGCTACCCATCCATCGCCAAAATCATAATAGAAGTTTCCTTCTTTTAGATTTGAATAGATTGGCTTTCCACGTCTAAATGCAACCTGCGAATAGGCATATAAATTTCCTTCTCCAGTCCATTTACCATTCCATGAATTGTTTTTGGGCATAGTGAGGATAAATAAAGCTACTGTCTTATTTTCTTTTTTTATCGGTGTGAGTTTATACTCAACTCCTTCAATGATAGTGGATTTCATATTCCTTTCTCCTTTCGTAGTTTCTTATTAAGTGCTTTGTAATACTTGATAAGCTGCTCATAATCAAAATCAGACTTCTTAGAAGTACCGGCAGCTTTCACTTTCAGCAAGTCGAATTTCTGTTGTCCAATTTTGGCTATCAGATTCACCCGATATCCTTCCAGATGATCAGCTTTGAACCTATTGCAGTGACGGCATTCGGCATGGCAGTTATTCTCATCAAACCGTGTCGCCAAATGCGTGCGACTGAAGTAGTGCCCGCAATCGGCTTGCTCAAACGGTTTTATCTGTCCGCAACTGATACAGCGAAAATATCCGTTCGGCATACAATCACGAAGCCGGATAAAGAGAGAGAACTCCTTATCAAGTTTAGCTTTCAAATTCGGCTTCTTCTTTACTGTTACCCCTGCTTTATCAAACAGAGGTAAAGGCTTGTCTTTCTTCTTAGCCTTGGTTCGTTTTATGTAATATGGCATTCTACTATTGGTTTACATAGTTCAATAACTCGCTTACAATCATCCACATCGAACATTCCTATATGGCAAACTTCACGGGGTATATTCAGTTGGTTAGATAGCCATAAGTAAGCTTTGTTTCTGTTCGAGGTATTGGGAATGTGTTTCTTCCAAATCTTATTGATTAGGTCTGTTTTGGCAATCTGGTCAAAATAGAAGTGAGCTTCTTTCTTTGCTTCTCTCAATTCCGCATTTGCTAAACGTCCTAATGCTTGGTTCGTACCCTTATGTACACCAACGTAAGCTCTACAATCACGACACAGATAAATCATGCCGTAGGAACGTCCGTAGATTATGGAACTATCCACGTATTCAGTAGGCTTACCGCAATAGGGGCAAATCTTAGCTGCTATAATTTCATCCATAATTTTCCAATTAAAAGCCCCGAAGCGTATTCTCCGGGGCATTACATACAATTTAGTCTATGCAGTTGAACAGTGCTGCTCACTTTATTACGTCGGGGACACTATCTGTCTGCGCACAACAGAAACATTCATTTGCAACTGAATGCTTTCGTGTCCCCTTTCTCACACAAGTTTGTGGATAAGCCAGGACTCGAACCTGGACGATAGGAGTTATTTTTGCTATTACATTTAAAATAGCTATGCCCGTTACTTTTATGCACTTAGCTTGGGTGCAACCTACCTATAAACATATCACTTTAGCGTCTAACCAATTCCGCCACTTATCCAATTTTGCCTGTACCACGCTTGATACAGGACTTGTCCTAACTTTAAATAATACTATGAAAAACAAAATATACACCCTCACGGGCTTATTCTTTAGTCTCAATGTAAGCCATTGAGAACTCCATCGGAATATATCTACCAACTGGAATAGGTTTAGCAGATTCAACCATAGCGTGAACTTCTTCTTTGTCATACTCACGCCCGGCCTTTCTCGCTTCCTCTTCTCTTTCGTATTGCTTTTTCTTTAGGTAGTCGGTGATAATCATCATTGCACGGTCAACGTTGAAAGTGTGGACCACAAACGTATAGGTTGATTCACTACCACCACTACCGAAGACTATTCTCGATTCAATTTGGTAGAACTTCTTTTCATCCGGCTTTTCATCTTCTTCATTGTCACCTTCTACATTCAAGTTTTTTTCTTCCCAATCAAGAGGTAAAGTATCAATCTTACGTTCTTTCAAAGTGTCAGTAAGGATGATACAAGTATCGAACTCTTTCACCATGACAATAGTAAAGCCGAAAGAGTAATTGAGTTCTATGTAGTCTTTGAGGATAAGCAAGGCTGTATCAAGCGCACTGGCGTAGAATAGAAACTTATGCTTCTTATCTTTGATTTTAGCCTGTGCGATATATGGATGAAGGTAAGTACTTGGCTGTTCTTGGGCGATACGTTTCTGATTGCTCACCTCTACCTCTTTGATTCCATCAGCTTCCATACTAAAGCGAATTTGTGCCAATCGATCTTGGTCGATTAAATCGCCACGCTCAAATAAGACTTCGTTTCGTTCGATTGATACGACTTGTCCCGTATCTTCGTCTACAAAGTCTTCAGTCCACGTTTTTAGGACACGTTTTGCAAGATACATATTGAGCATCTTGTGAGGATCGGATGTTATATAGCGTTCCTCATTTTTCTTGGTTTCTATCATGGCTTATATTTATTGATTGTTGAGAGAATATCTTCAATAGGTAAAGACACCGCTGTTTTGCCTGGTTCTTCGTATTCTTTCAAATACTCATAAGCATCAGGAAATTGTTCTTTTGCTCTTTTAAATGTCCTCAAAGAAAGAAGGGCTGATACAATTGAATTGTAAGTCTTTTCTTTTTCATCGTTTAGTTTATCAATCTTTATCCGCAGTTTATCAAGATGTTCAATGACTTGACTACCAACTTCGATATGCGGATACCAAGATGATGAAGCAGGAAAATATGATAGCTTCTCAATCCTAATTTCATGTTTACCGGAGTAGAGGGTTGCGCAGGATGATTTCTGAAAGCAACTTCTGTGCTTTTTAAAACAATCTTTCAAATCTTTAGGTAGAGAGTTCTGAATCGCTTCCTCTGATATTATTTGTCTTTCATCTGATAGTGACTTTATCTTAGCAACTATCGGGGCTACCATCTTTTCGGCAACTTGTTCAGATATGGTTCTTGTTATATTCATAATTAAATAAATTCTTTGTTACGTTCAATTTCTTGTTGGATATGGATTAGAAACTGATTTTCATTGGGAGCCGGCAGATAAATACCAGCTTGAGCAACAGAATAGTTTCTGAATCTCTCTATGGCTGTTGTCATCTCGCCAGTGGTAAGTTCTGAACTACTACGCATATAAGTGATTTCATTTCCCTGCTTATTGATTTTCTTTCGTTCGAATAAATCACGATTACAGGTCTTTTTGAAGTAGTCAAGCTTAACCTCATCGAGACTGCAGCCAAGTTCACAGGCAAAAAAACTAAGTATCAGATGTAAATAGCTATTTTGCGCTAATGTGCGGTTGGGAAGTCGCTTTTTAACCTCCACAACCGCGCGGTCTTTGAATAGCTTGTTTACATACTCTTTATACTTATCTACTTCGTAGGGGTTACTCAGGTTGAAGATCATCTAAGCCAAAAATTTTAGTATCAGTAATAAGCTCCCTGTTTTCCTCCAAGAACCGAATAAACTCTTCACAATGATTAGTGAGAATTGGTATATCACGTTCGGGAACAAAAACATAGGTTTCAGTATAAGTATCTACCGGGTAGCCCGCCTTACTAAATTCAAGTATATTATACTCGAATGTTCGTATATCATTGCCATTTTGAATCAAAGCATACGGGTAAACGAGGTGTTGAAAGTGACTTTTGAACTTACCAACGCTGTAGCTACCTGTTGTCTTGATGTCGTGAACGGTGGTAGGCATCAGTTCATCAATGAAGCCATAAACCAATACATTGCCGAATGTGGTAGGAAGGATTGCTTCTACTCGTTGCTGAGTTAGAGCACCTTTGAAGTAGTTGGCAAACTCGCGGCAGATAGAGATAGGAAAAGTAAATACCCTGTTGTTGTAAGTAGCCTGATAAGACAAATCATCTGCTGTCCTCTCTACAATTATATCTTTTGGCTTTCTATTCTCTATCAAGGCATCTACCAATTCATTGAAGCAAGTACCCCTGTCCGCTTTCTCGTTATCAAAAGGCTTTCGATTGATACGGTCTATCAGTTCTTGAAACTGCTGTTCGTGAAATTCTTCGGGAGTATAGGGAGGATTTTCACTCCATCCCCAATACTTATCCCAAATTACATCACTATTCAGATAACCCCAAAAGGCATCAAGAATTGTAGCATAAAAGCGGTACTTAAGCTGCATCTGAATAGGTTTTAGTTTCTTTGTCAAATACCAATCCCAAAGAGTTTACTTTGGCTGCAAACAGGCTTCTCGCTTTCATTAGAGAACTACCAACGTGTTCAAACTCATTGATATGTGAAGCGAACTCATTAGCGGAGTTGGCATCGGTGATAAATTCAATGCTTTCTTTTATTTCTTCTATCACCTTGTCATACTTTTCCTGCGCTTCCTTCTTAGCCGCCAGCATACTTAAATATGAATTGATTATCTTAGTGGTGATAAAGTCGTTCTTTGCGGTCGGATTACCGCTCTTATCGACGATAGTAGGCACCTCCATTACAGAAGGTAGATTGCAAGTATTCTTACCGTCATTTCTTGAAGTCGGGTCAAAAGTTATAGTGCGTCTTTGAACGCCTCTTTCGCTTTTCATTTCAAGATAACCGAGCAAATCCAGTTCAGTAACGATGGAGTTGTAGGACTTCTCACGTAAGGCAGGAATGAACACCGTATCATCACCTTCTTTTCTCGTATCACGGTGGGCGACAAAAATGATATGTTTATTCAGACTTGAGAGTGTTCTTGTCATCCAAGAAAATTCCGCATTGATACCACTCCAATCTCTGATAGACGGTTGGCGGCTACCACATTTATAAGTAATGATAAAGTCCATCATCTTACCGATAGTATCAACAACGATTGTCTGATAAGCTGACAAATCTTCTTGCAAGACTTGTTGAACATCACTCCAAGAAGTGACTTGTACTGTGTCTATGTTTTCCAAATGTACCATATTCATACGTTTCACCCCGTTATCGAAATCCAATAACAAAGGTTTCGGAGCACTCAATGCTACCGTACTCTTTCCCATACCGGCTTGACCGTAAATCATCATTTTTACTGTGGTAGGGATTACTAATTCATTACTTTTTTTGATAAGACTCATAATCGTAAAATTTAAAGGGTTAATTATATTCTTTGTTCTTTAGAATCAATAGCGTAAAGAAGCACATCACAAGCATTGATTGCATAAGGAGACATTTTCGTGGTTCCGGTCTTTTCTGCCCGTATTTTCTTTTCTGCTATCAGCTTTTCAAGTCTATAGCGACCGCCTACAAACTCTTTGGCCTGCTCTTTATTGAGAGAAACTCTGCTACCTATTCGATAGAGAGTATTTAGTTTTGCCTCTGCATTCATTCTGACCTCCTTACTCTTTCAATAGTTTCAACTCTTGTTCTTCTTGCCCTTCTCATATCACTCTGTTCGTGATAAAGTGAAAAAGAAAAAAGGCATAAAAAGCAGCAAGCAACTGCAGAACGAGCAATAGGAGAGAAGTCCATAGTAAATTTCATTCCTGTCATTCGTTCATAAAACATTGTCGCCAGCTCTCTTCCGTTTCTAATTCGAAGAATTCTGAAAGCCTCTTGCAGTTGGTTATTTATCGTACTCAACGCCCTGCATTTCATCGAAGCTATCTCCTTCTTCTCATACCCCTGTGCGTACATTCGTGCTGTAACCTCACATTCAGGTGTAAGTTCTGTTAATACTCTTTCCATAATCGTGTAAGTTGATTGGTTACGCAGTTCTGGTAACTATAACAATACCTTTTTCTTTGAATGATTCAGACTTCCATTTCTTGCCTTCGCTGTAATGTTTGGCGTTCAAAAGGGATACATTGTTACGAATTGTCTCTAACGAAGATATTGGCAATTTGATTGTTGCCCCTTTCTTCATGGTTTTCATTTTTTCTTTGCTACTTACTTTTTCCATAAGCTGTTTTTTAAATTAGTGATTGTGGATAAGCCCCGATTCGAACGGGGATGGGCTTTACTGCCAATGAGCGAGAGTCCCGGCATACGTTCCGTGCGTTTTCCAATTCCGCCACTTATCCATATTTGCCACACCAACGCTATGATGTGAACTTGAGGTAAAAACTATAATTACGAATAAAACTTCTGTTCACTCTCACGAGCTACTTTGTTCCCGGATACCGAATCAACGGACACCGGGATAGATGCAGAACATTTAAAAATCAAATAAATACAGGGGCTTAAACCCTACGACGTCCTTTTCGTCGGCATCATTGGTTAAACATAAAATAAACTTTGTGAAGGAACCCGGACTCGAACCGGGAATGCCAAGCTTTATCGTGTCTGCCAATTCCGCCATTCCTTCAAATAAAAAAGGTGCACTATCTTCACAGACCGCGCACCAGTACAACACAAACACAAAATAAAACACGATAAAAACTACTATATTTTTCAGAATCCGCCCGGCTGGTTTCCCTTACTCACAGTACTGACTTATTGCAGGAACCTTATGCCAGATTATCGGTCTACCTTTTTGCGGATGTCTGTTTGGATTTTAGTTGTTTCAATTCTTCAATCATCCTTTCAAGGCGATTGTATTCTTCTCTCCCGGCATCGTAATCAAGTACGATACAGTCACGACAAAACTCTAACCGCTTAATTTGCAGTTCTAATGCTTCATTCATTTCTATTCTTATTTAACGGTTATTATTCTTAAACGTTTGACAAGAGCATTTCCTAGGTGATAAGAATCACCAAAAAGAGTAATACCCTTAAAGGAGCTGTGTCGGATATTCACATTGCCAACTGTTCTTATCAGTCCGTCTGTATGTAAAATAGTGTCTCCGGCTTGAATTGTACTTATATGTACCTCTTCTACCTCATAGTTCATTTTATCTAATTTATATTGAAGATTATTTTTTATCTGCCAAGATCTCGAAACATTTCTTAGGAAGATTCTTTTTGAATTTCTCCCATGCGAGGCGTTTTGCTTCTGTCTCTGAACAGGCTTTTACTTCGTAGTCTATCGACCAACGCATATCTACATTGACCAAATATTCTTTTTTAATTTTATTCATTTCTTATTCTGTTATTAGTCAATTAATTCGGGATTATCATGAATATTACCAAGTACTTTAATTATTCGTTTTGATGAATTCCACCAACCGGGAGATACTTGATGCCAATAACCTGTGTCCATTTTTTCGTCCAGGTCTTTTATGTTGGCTAAACAAAAACAAGCATAATCATCTATATATCTCACCAATTTGGGGTATTTACCGTTTACGCTGATTATATCCCCTTCATAGATTTCGTTGCCGTTTTTGTCGAATAAGCCTGTGAATTGTCCCACAGTTGTAGTTTCTACCTTACTTCTATTAAACATTTCAGTAGCTTCGCATCCATATTGGGAAAGTTTCTTGCTGAAAATAGCCATTTCACCACTTTCGTACTGAATCAAGTCACCAAATATCCATTCGTTATTATATAAGTTTTTACCTCTGAATTTTATTGTTCTCATATTCATTACTTATTTAATTTGAACTTATTCGTGTAATTCTGTATAGGCTATTCTGACAAAGGCGAAAGAACCGATACATATAATACCCATTATAATAATAGATATTAATTTCATGGGGCTAGATGTCGTTATTGCCCCGTATAGCATACCAATAGCACACAAAGCTAAAATTATGGATAAAACAAACTGGATTAACTTCATTTTAATCCTCCTTTTCTACTTTAAAGCCCTTGTCTTCGAGATAACTAATTATGGTATCTTCGTTTATCTGATTTAGGATTTCTGTTTCATCCATTTCAGAAACCAAACTAGATGTATCGAAATACTCTACGCAATCAGATGCATTCACTAGCGATAATAAACTATCTGCATCTACTTTTGAATAATAATGTGACATAATCGTATAATTTAAAATTTGTGCCCGCCAACCTTTTAGACAGTTGTACCCAGAATCGAGACTGGACGGGCAATATATCGTTGAATTTCTACTGAAAGAAAATTTAAAAGTCATACTTACAACTTGAATCTTTCGTTTAGAACCTTGTGAACGTGTCGGTGGTTACTGCCTGTAGCCGATTAACTTCGCTGTCTGCTATGTGCCCGAAGGCTTACCATTATGCGCACGGACGAAAAATCCGTTATATATTGCGCCCGCCATACCTTCTACGGATTGTACCCGGTATCGAGACCGGACGGGCATTGTATAATCGTGTATTATGCGTATCTGCTTAAGCCTTGAATCAGACAAAGGGCATCATAATCCATATCATTATCTTCACCTGTATCTGGCCCTGAAAGGATGGCTTCATAGGTATCAATTTCTTCTTCGATAACTTCTATGATGTCAGCCTTGCAATCCACATTGTAAACTCTACGGACTGTTTCTTCATCCATATTCTGAATATTATCCAAGTCTTTGTATAAGGCATTCAAGCCTTGTTCTAATTCGTAGTGTGTCATAATCATGCAATTTTTAAAAGGTTAGCTTTCTTATAGCATCTGAACTCACCTACTTCTGTATCGAAATAAGTCTGAACGGTGTCGTTCTTAGCCCTTTTATCAGTACCGGTTACTGTGGGCATGTATTTTTCGCAAAGAGTACCGTATGCTTCACGTACAGAACCATCGATTTTCTGAAAGTAGAACTTTACGATCCGTTTTTTCATTTCAGCTTTCAGCTTCGAATTAGTCCAGGCTGTTTTCAAAGCTTCTGACATTGAAAAACCGTTCTTCTTAACCATTTGCCAAGCAAGGCTCATGACCTCTTTCATCTGATTTTTAAAATTCGTGCTCATAATCGTGTATTTTAATATGTATGTACTATTGCATTACTCAACTCAATACGCTACCTTTGCTTCGTGATTGATTGATGATGCAAATATAATGCATTTGCATCATGTTACAAATGATATTGCATTAATTATTCAATGCATTTGCATTATTTAACTATATGAATTTATGAGCACAATCAACGAAAGAATACAATGTATTATCAATGAGAGGTTTGAGGGAAACACGAGCGCATTTTGCAGAAGTGTAGACGTGAAACAACCAACTATGAATACTATTATAGGGGAGCGTCAAAGTAAACCATCCTTTGAAATCATTAGCAGTATAGCAAATGCAGATGCATTAAAAGGTCTAAGCCTTGATTGGCTTATCAGTGGCAAAGGTGTCCCGTTTCCAGCAAATGAACATCTCCCCACAAACACAAACGGCAAAGGAGTTCCATATTTTGAAGATATAGAAGCTTCTTGCTCAATACTATCAATGAATATGGAAACACCAGAAAACCCAACCTTTTATATTGACTACGAGCACTTCAATGACTGCAACGCTTATATTCCGGTCGTTGGTGATTCAATGTACCCACAGTACTGTGCTGGGGAAATAGTAGCTGTAAAGCAAATCTTCAATTTTGATGTGATTCAATGGGGAGAAGCCTATCTCATCGTTACCAATAGTAATGCAAACGATCTACGTACAATTAAGCAAATACATTATAGTGACGATGAAAGTAAAATCATTCTTCGAGCAAGCAACCCTAATTACAAAGGAGATACCAAAATAAACAAGGAAGATATTCTTTCCATGTTTATAATAAAAGGGAAGATTAAACGAAATCAGCTTTAATCATAAGCTAATACTATGAAATTCAACCAATATACATGGAACTTATACAAGCAAACAACCATTGGAAAAGAAATGATACAATTCTTTTCAGATGCAAAAGGATATATCCTGTTTAGTCGTTATTGTCCCCATGCTTATTTTATCTCTGAAGATTTATATAACGATTGGTTGGAGAACATATATTGCTATGGCGTATCTGATTATGACCAACCCACTTCATTGGATGAAGCAAAAGATTTATATATATCACTTGCCACATTAGGTATAAGGCTAGAAGAGAAACAATGGCTTCCAGCTAATGACTTCAAGAATATACTTGGAATCATTCAGCCTATATCTTATGTCCTATCACGGTTCGCATCCGAATATTTCTTTCCGTACCTATTTCTTTGCCGGATATTCGAGTTAAACAAAATAGCAGACTATTTTAATATAGACCTTCCCAATATACCTAACAGGATCAATTATAAAGGAAGGTACATTTATTATTGGGAATTATGTGAAGTCTTTTATGAATTCAGGAAAGAAAATGGATTATCTCCAGAAGAATTATGGGCTTTTCTGTATGACTTTGCCCCCCATAACATCCAAAATGAGAAAACAGATATTCCCAAGCCATCACAAGCATGGTTTATAGGTGGCAGATTATACCCAGAAGATAAATCTTTAGATTCAAAATTTTGGCAATCAAATCCCGATACAGCAAAAGGAGATATTCTTGTCCATTATGAAACATCTCCGGTCAGTGCAATCACATGTATAGAGACATCGTTTACGAATGGTGTAATAGATCCACTATTTCAATATTATGGATGTATCTATATTGGCAATAGAATCGACATTCCTCATATCAGCCTGAAAGAACTACAAGCCGACGAATACTTTTCAAAACATTCACTTATCAGAAAGAAGTTCCAAGGCGTAAACGGGTGGAGGATGAGTAGCGAAGATTATTCCGAACTTCTACGGGTGATAAAGGCAAAAGGATTTGATACTGATACGCTACCGAAACTATATGCTCCCACTATGCCAAAGAATGTAAATATAGAAATAGAACGAGACGTGGAGCAGCAATTGTTAGAACCATTGCTTAACTCTATGGGATGGTACGAAAACAAGGATTTCATTCGGCAATTACCGATACATGCAGGACGCGGGCATCGGATATTTCCCGACTATGCTCTGCATTATAACAATAAGCCGAATGAAGAAAAAGCCAAAGTTCTGATTGAGGCAAAACTTTACATGAAGAATAACCAGGAGATAGAAGAAGCATTTTTGCAGGCTCGCTCATACGCTTGTCTTCTTGAATCTAGTGTAATAGTCCTTTGTGATAAACAATGCCTAATCATCTATGAGAAGAGACAAAGTTTTGACCGAGATAGATATAAAAAATACTACTGGATAGAGCTTGAAAATCCCGATTTATTCAATGAATTAAAAAACAAACTAAATAAATAGACATAATGAAAAAGATTTTATTATTAATGATGGCTATTCTATTAGTATCATTATCGTCTTGTGATGAAAGTGTATCGAATGGTAGAAGAATATACAAAGCGTATTTTAAACATATATTAAAGGACCCTGACTCTTTTACGGTATATGACGAGAAATATACTAAAGATGGAGAATATACAGTGAATTGGGAATTAGATTACGGGGCAAAGAATTCGTATGGCGGAATGGTAAGAGAGCAAGTTTCATTCACTACAATTGGAAATTCCATCTTTATAGATGGAACTAGCTATGATGTAAGGGACTTTAAATAG